TTCCAGTGGTGTTGGAGTAGAGTGCTTTATAACCATTAGCAATGTTGTTGATTCCAGTGGTATTGGAGAAAAGTGCTAGATATCCATTAGCAGTGTTGTGGATTCCAGTAGTGTTGGAGAAGAGTGATTTTACTCCAGTAGCAGTATTGAAGGATCCAGTAGTGTTTGCTTGGAGTGCTCTATAACCATTAGCAGTATTACTGTATCCAGTGGTGTTGGATGTGAGTGCTTGCTGACCAATAGCAGTGTTTCCACTTGCAGTGGTGTTGTTTTGAAGGGCACTTGCTCCAGTAGCAGTGTTGTAGATTCCAGTGGTGTTGTAGAGAAGTGCGTAATAACCAGTAGCAGTGTTGTTGCTTCCGATGGTGTTAGCACCGAGTGATCTGAATCCATTGGCGGTGTTGCTAGATCCAGTAGTGTTGGAGTAGAGTGCTTCTGATCCAGTAGCAGTGTTTTGGATTCCAATGGTGTTAGATTCAAGTGCGCTTGCTCCAGTAGCAATGTTGTTGTATCCAGTGACATTAAAGACAAGTGCTCTGTATCCATTAGCAGTGTTGTTGGATCCAGTGGTGTTGGCGTAGAGTGCATTTAATCCATTAGCAGTATTAAAATTGCCAGAAGTGTTTGCTTGAAGTGCATTTAATCCAGTAGCAGTATTATTATATCCAATGGTGTTGTATATAAGTGCATTTACTCCAGTAGCAGTGTTATTGTATCCAGTGGTGTTGGAGTAGAGTGCTTTATAACCATTAGCAGTGTTGGAGGTTCCAGTGGTGTTAGAATAAAGTGCTTGGAATCCATTAGCAGTGTTGTAGTTTCCAGTGGTGTTGGAACGAAGTACTTGATATCCATTAGCAGTGTTGTTGTATCCAGTGGTATTTGAGCGGAGTGCTCTCCACCCAGTAGCAGTATTGTTGAATCCAGTTGTATTTGAGCGGAGTGCTTCATATCCAGTAGCAGTGTTACTGGATCCAGTGGTATTGGAATAGAGTGCTTGATATCCATTAGCAGTGTTGCTAGATCCAGTGGTGTTGGATAAAAGTGCTGAATATCCAGTAGCAGTGTTGTTGTTTGCAGTAGTGTTGGAATTGAGTGCATTATATCCAGTAGCAGTGTTGTTGGTTCCAGTGATATTATATTGAAGAGCACCTGTTCCATTAGCAGTGTTTTGAACTCCAGTGGTGTTGGTTTGAAGAGCACAATAACCAGCAGCAGTATTGTTGGATCCAGTAGTATTTGATTTAAGTGCATACATTCCTGTAGCAGTATTATATGCTCCAGTAGTATTTGCTTGAAGTGATTGATAACCAGTAGAAGTATTATTAGTTCCTATTGTATTATTTGCAAGTGCTTCACGTCCTATAGCAACGTTTTGTGCTCCAGTGGTGTTAGCGTATAATGCCTTATAACCATTAGCAGTGTTGCTAGATCCAGTAGTGTTGGAATAGAGTGATTGATAACCATTAGCAGTATTGTTGACTCCAGTGGTGTTGGAGAAGAGTGCATTTATTCCATTAGCAGTGTTGCTAGATCCAGTGGTGTTGAAGAAGAGTGCTCCACTTCCAGTAGCAGTGTTGTTTTGTCCAGTGGTGTTTGCTTGGAGTGCTGCATATCCAGTAGCAGTGTTGTTGGATCCAGTGGTGTTATTGTAAAGGGAATTTAGTCCAGTAGCAGTGTTGCTGATTCCAGTAGTGTTAGATTGGAGGGCACTTTGCCCATTAGCAGTGTTATAATATCCAGTGGTGTTGGTGTAGAGTGCTCTGTATCCATTAGCAGTGTTGTAGAATCCAGTGGTGTTGGAGACAAGTGCTCCATATCCAGTAGCAGTGTTGTTGGATCCAGTGGTGTTGGAGGTGAGTGCTTGATATCCAGTAGCAGTATTGCTAGATCCAGTGGTGTTGGAGACAAGTGCTCCATATCCAGTAGCAGTGTTGTAGTTTCCAGTGGTGTTGGAATAGAGTGCTTGGAATCCAGTAGCAGTGTTGCTGATTCCAGTGGTGTTGTAGAGGAGTGCTTGGTATCCAGTAGCAGTGTTGTTTACTCCAGTGGTGTTGGTATTGAGTGCCCCGTATCCAGTAGCAGTATTGTTGGTTCCAGTGGTGTTAGCGAAAAGTGCATAAGTTCCATTAGCAACATTTTGATATCCAATAGTATTATATTGAAGTGCATAACTTCCAGTAGCAGTATTGTTGTATCCAGTGGTGTTGGATACTAGTGCTTTATATCCATTAGCAGTGTTGTAGTTTCCAGTGGTGTTGGATTCAAGTGCTTGTTGCCCAGTAGCAGTGTTGGCATTTCCAGTGGTGTTGGAGTAGAGTGCATTTACTCCAGTAGCAGTGTTATAGACTCCAGTGGTGTTAGATAAGAGGGCAGCTTGTCCATTGGCAGTATTGCTGGATCCAGTGGTATTAAAACGGAGAGAACTGTTTCCATTAGCGGTATTTGCGTTTCCAGTGGTGTTGGATACTAGTGCTTTATATCCATTAGCAGTATTATATCCTCCAGTGGTGTTTGAAAAGAGTGCATAATAACCATTAGCAGTGTTTGCACTTCCAGTGGTATTGGATTGAAGTGCAGCAACTCCAATAGCAGTATTTTGATATCCAGTGGTGTTGTAGTAGAGTGAATTTAATCCATTAGCAGTGTTTTGAGTTCCAGTGGTGTTGGAGAAGAGTGAATTTACTCCAGTAGCAGTATTGTAGAATGCAGTGGTGTTGCTTTGGAGTGCTTTGTATCCATTAGCAGTATTATAGTTTCCAGTAGTGTTTGCTGTTAGTGCTTTATAACCATTAGCAGTGTTTTGTGTTCCAGTGGTGTTGGATTGAAGAGCACTTCGTCCAGTAGCAGTATTGTTAGATCCAGTGGTGTTGGAGAAGAGTGCATAATATCCATTAGCAGTGTTGTTAGCACCAGTAGTATTACTGAAAAGTGCCTGATAACCAAGTGTAGTGTTGTTAATTACACTTCCAGTTCCTTTGCCAACTGTGAGTCCATTGATTTTAACATCAGCAGTGGTTTGTAATTGTGCTGTTGGATTTGTAGTTCCAATACCCAAAGAACCACCATAAGCAACTACACTAACGGTTCCATTAGCATTTACATCAATACTTGGAATACCAGAAACATCATTAACACTAAAAATACTTCCAGATGTTAAATTATTAGTAATGGAGAATAACTGACCTGCGCTACCTTCCCAACTTAATGTTCCACTATTCAGTTCATATGCTTTTTGAGTAATATGCTGTCCTGTGGAAGATCCAGCGGCAACTAAAAGATTTCCAAGAACGTGAAGATTTTGTAATGGATTTGTGGTTCCTATACCAGTATTTCCACTTACATAAGCACCACCAGATACCTGAAGTCTTTGTGCTGCAGTTCCTGTTGAGGTTCCAGTTCCAATTAATACTGGTCCGTTGGTGAATGTAGAGACACCAGTAATCTGAAGATCAGTAAAAGTATTAGGTGCATTTACAATTGCTGCTTCAATTGTTGCAGTAGTTGTGGCATCAAGGGACGCAATGTTTTTAAGTTGCCTAGAAGAACTAACAACTTCCGTATTACCGATGCTTACGGAAGTTACAGTTGCTATACCAGCATTAACTATATTTCTACTATCATCTATAATAGTAGATCCTATGATTTTAATTGCCATTTACCGTCTTCGTGTTTCCACTGGGTATTTTGTATTATTTAGCGAAGAAAATTATAACCTCTTTTTCAATTCATCAATCTCTTCTTGCTGTTTCTTGACGCACTCAATGAGAAGACCTATAAGACCATTATAATTAACGGTCTTTGTTTCATCACCGTGAACTAGTTCTGGTAATACCTTTTCAATTTCTTGTGCAATTACACCAGCAGAAGATCTTTGAGTTTCTTTCCAATCAAATGTAACTCCACGAATTTGCTTTACCTTCTCAAGTGGATCAGGAATTTTATTGATATTTGTTTTGAGATTTATATCAGAAAGTGAATCAAAATCAGTAGACGTTGTTACACCAGTAATATAAGCATTACCAACAACGTGTAATTTTGATGTTGGATTTGTGATTCCTATACCAGTATTTCTACTTATATAAGCACCACCAGATACTTGTAGTGGTTGTATTGCTGTTCCTGTTGCTGATGAGGTTCCTATAAGGAGATTTCCAGAACCATCAAATCTACCAGATTCTAATGGAGTAATGACATTACCAGCAGTACCAGATACACCACGATAGAATATGTGAGTACCATCTAAAAATTGTATCCAAGAAGCACTATCACTATAATCATAAGACCAAGTATTTCCTCCACTTGGTTTTGCATTATATCCAATGATACCATAAGAATTGCCACCATTTCCTCCAATAATACCACCAATACGAATTGATTTATTGGCGAGTGCATTACCAGCATCTATAACATAAGATGGACTTACAACACCTAAACCAAGATTGCCAGAAACATAAGCACCACCATTAACTTGAAGTGGTTGGGATGCTGTTCCTGTTTCTGTTGTAGTGTTTATAAGAAGGTTGCCAGAACTATTAACTCTTAATTTTTCTGTTCTAGTTGGATCTCCAGTTTTAAATATAATATCAGACCAATTTTGAATTGTTAAGTTTCCAGAACTGTCAACATATCCAATATCACCTATAAACGCACCATCAGCAAATCTCAATGTATTATTAACACCAAATCCACCGATGACTAATTTTGATGTCGGACTTACAACACCTAAACCAAGAGTACCAGAAACATAAGCACTACCAGTAACTTGAAGTGGTTGTGATGCAGTACCTGTTTTTGATGTGGTTCCTAATACAAGTTCTCCAGTTCCAAAGAGAGTTGCAATGTTTGTGGTTCCTGCATACCATTTGAATTGGTTTCCATAATCATAAACAGAAGACCATAAAGTATTAGCGTCAATACCAAATGCAAAATCAACACCAGAAGCACCAACATTAGGATATAAGACGATCTTGGTTCCTACACTTCTTGTTGTAGTTGTAGGGGCAGCAACACCATTTTGGTTAAAATCAATTCTATTTCCTGTTGCTCCATTCAGGTAAATTTGTCCTCCACCATTTGCGGTGTTGTTTGCTTGTGTGGATTGGAATTGTCCTGCAGCAGTTACAATACCAGAAGCATTAATATTTCTTACAACTGCTAAATCACTTTGAGTGAATTGAACATTACCTGCTGCAAGACGAGTTCCTGATGGGAATTGAGTAGATCCAATACCAACAGCATAGTTAATTATCCAAGCATCAGTTCCAAGTCCAGTAAAAGTGCCTGCCCTAAACCACATAATTTTCTTATATGTGGGAAGTGTAGATTCGCCAATACCAGGATTGTAAATTGTAACTAACGGATTTCCTTCCGTAGATGCAATAGCAATACCACCGTGATTTGCTGTAGTATCATTAGAAACATCATTATTACTTCCATCTGTTCTAAATCCAAGAACAATGTCTGGGTCAGCAATTTTTAGTTCTTGGGCATTAATAAATGCTGATGTTCCACCAATTGTAATATTTCCAGTTACATTTAAGTTACGATTAACTTGAAGATCTCTAGTAACTGTTGCATCTTGTGGAATAGTAAATTGATTTGGAATACTTAATGTTGGTGTAGAACCTTCTCCAGAAGTTGCACTTACGCTAATTTGATTTGAAGTTCCGGTAATATTTTTTACATAATCACCATATGTGTGAGTTCCAAGTCCTACAGAATCTACTATAACACTTGATGCTGTTGTTGCAGTTCCAGTTAAATTTCCAATAAATGTAGTTGCAGTAACAACACCAGAAACTAATACATCACCAGTTACTGTAAGTTTTGATGTTGGATTTATGGTTCCAATACCAACATTATAAGAACTATTACCGACAATCCAATCAGAACTTCCAGAACCAATTACAAGTTGATTATTACCTGATGTTGGAAGACTTCTATTGTAACCAATTACAATATTTTCAGAACCAATACCACTTGATACTACACTGTAACCAATATAAACATTTTTACTTCCTTGATAATCTGCATATACACCAGCACCAGATCCCAAATAGACATTATAAGACCCATTAATATTTCCAGCACCAGCACCCATTCCTATGAATACATTTTCCAATCCAGTAGATAATGCTCCGCCAGCTAAATCACCAATAAAAATATTTTTATTTGCAGAACTAGTATTAGTTATTGAATAACCAGTTACTGTGGTTCCAATTCTTATGTTTGAATATCCATTAGAATTTGGAGTAAATCCCAATACTCCATCAATCTCTAGTTTTGTTTGTGGATTGGTGGTTCCAATTCCTACTGAATTAATATAATAAATTGACTGTGCGCCAAAATTCTCTCTCCAAGGAGTGAGAAGTGTAACAGTTGTACCTATTCCGACACCACCAGTGTCTCTTTTTGCAAATAGATAACCGTCGTATGTGTTTAGGGCTAACTCCCCTAATTGTAAATCTGAAATTGTAGGTCTTTTATTTGATACAGCAGACCTTTTAATCTTGAGTGGAGTTGCCATTTATAACATTCGGTATGTACCAAAAAAGGAGACTTATATAAGTCTCCTTTTATTTATTACTCTTCTTCTGTCTCCTTTTGATTAACTAAACTCAATGCTTCAAGTGCTCCTTGAATACGAATAAATTGTTCCTTTTTCATATTAAATTGTTGTTCCAAATCAACCAAATCTTTTTTAAGAACCTCTGCTTGCTTGCTCAAGTCCTCAAACATTTTTTGCGAATCCATAGGTGTCATTTAAAATTGTATACACACTATATATTCTAAACTAAATAATAAAAAAAGTCAAAAATGGCTAGAAAGATATTCAAAAAAGTTGGATTGAGAAGAGATAATAATCTTGGAGATTTGTCAAATTCAAATGAAGCATTAAATAATCTTATAGATACATTAGTTGATGATAGTACAAGTACTTTTATTAGCGAAGATTTAGATTGCATTAGAGGAATATATTCTGCTGGTTTAGATAATGCTGGTTATTCACAAATTTCAGGAAGTGCAATTAAAGTTACAAATAGTTCTGGTATTAATGTTGCGTTTTCTCCAAGAATAACATATCAAAATCGGTTAGATAGATTTAAAGCATTTTCTGGTGAACCAAGATTTAATGGAGGAAATGGATTATCCGCAAGTTATTTTAATCCAAATCAAGTATTTGAAAATAGTGTAGGAATTTTTTCTGGAATACCATTTAAAACTGATAATTTTTGGGAATTAGGAAACTTTTCATATAGTGGAAAACTTACACCAGAAAGTGTTGATGTAAATGGTGGTGTTCAATGGGAAGGATATTTTATTCCAACACAAACTGGATCTTATTCTTTTAATATTAATAGTAGTGCTTGTTTTACATTTGATTTTGAAACTCAAGGATACACAAGCGGTGTTGGAACATACACAGAAATCAATAGAATTGGATTAACTACTTCATTATCTGCATCTGGAACATTAGATTCAAATTACATTATTTTATCATCAGCAAGTAATGCAAAATATGTTGGTGTTGGTCAAAGTATTTCTGGTGTTGGAATTAATCCTGGTACTATAGTTGCCTCAATTGATAGAACTACTGGTGTTGTTGGTCTTACTCCACCATCAGGAAATGCAGTAACTGCAACTTTTATCAATCAAAATAAAACTTTCTTTAAAACTATTGGACAAGATACTGCAATATCTTATTCTACATACATCTTAAATGCACAACAAAGATATAGAATTAGAGCAAGATATTATATTCCAAGTAGCGTTGATGCAATATCAGCACAAAGAAATATTCAGTTTAATTATATTGCTCCAACTGGTGGTACTAATGATTTGAGGTATACTAATTTATATTCTTTGGATTATGATTTTAGTGATAATGTAAAGGGAGAGTTTCCAACTTTTGTAGACAATTCTATAAGATCTGGCGGTGGAACTCTTGGTGGAGTATTATCAAACAATTATGTAAAAGTCAAATCTTTAAAAAAAGTTGATATTAAATATCAACCAAAAACATCTTTGGTTGATATTACAAAAAATACACTTACTGGAACGACAACATCAAATTCAAATGTTATAACTTTATCAAATACAACAAATTTGGAAGTTGGTAATTATGTTTTTGGTACGGGGATTCCAGAAAACGCAAGAATTAATCAAATTTTAGTCAATACTGCTATTATAATTGATACTTTAGCAACTGCTTCTGGTTCTATAAGTTTAACATTTATTGATCATCGTGGATTTGTAAAAAAAATAGAAGGTTCTGCATCTGCAACAACTTTTACTTTATCTAGTGGTGATACTACTGATCTTAAATCTGGAATGATTTTGATTGGTGCAACTACACAATCATATACTGGAATTACAACTACTAGTAGTCCAACAACCTTTACAATTTCTCCATCTCAATCATTGGGAGCATCAACTTATTATCTCTATCAATCTCGTGGTCTTGTTAATGAAAGTTTAAATGCATTCTGCAATAGAACAATTACAAAATGTCTAACTGTTTCTGCTAATACTCCAATAGGTGCAACTACTATTCCTGTAGTAGATACCACTGGAGTTTCTAATGGGTGGTCTGTACAAGGAACGTATTTTGCTAGTTCAACAACTGTTAATGGTTCTCCACCAGCAGGAAGTATTACAATTAACCAACCATTAATTCGTGCTTTAGTTGCAGGAGCAAACTTTACAGTCACTGGGGATTCTGGTGATAGACAACTTTGCTGCCCACCAACAGACACCTCTCCTCCATTTACTGCAACTTTGGATGGATTAGAAACAGTATCCGCCTCACCAAGTCTACGAATTGAATCTGGAAATGTAATATTTGATTCATTAAAAGCAGTTGTTTCGCCTTCAAATATTACAACTTATTCTTCATCAGATACATCTACAAGTAGATTATCAATTAAAACGCCAATTGGAACTTATAAAATTCTATGCGCCTAATAAAATATAATAAGTTTCACCATTAATTACAACTGGTAATTTGTGAGTGTATGTCGTAACTGCAACACTAGATGCAGACTCTGTGCTAATTCCAGTGATTGATATATTATCTGCAAAATAAAGTTCTCCAATTGAAACTGAATCACTTAAAGTTGATAAGGCAGTTCCAACTTGTGTCCAAGGATTATTATCACTTGAAAATGCACGAGTATCACCAATAAAAATACCAGGAGATCTTGTATCAGATAATTGTGAAAACCCAGAATTAAAGTTTTCTGGATCATTTATTTTAATAGATCCTTCAACATTTATATCATTTGGTGATACTGTATTTTCGTTTGATTTATATTTTTTTGTTATTAGGTATTTGGCAGTTTCATTTGTTGCTGCTACACCACCAAAAGCACTATTGATTGATTGTCCAAGATAATTAAATCCATCATCTTGAATATTTGGTTTTATCAGATTTAAAATATTTTCTTTATATACTGGATTTTTGCGAATAAAATCAAAACTTGATGATACAGAAGAGACAGTAATTGTATTTACACCAACAGAAGATGGACTTGTTGATAGTTTAAATTTATCTTCAGTATTTGAATTACAAATATAATAAGTATTATTTTTATACAACGTAACACCAACACCAACTGTAATGTCAGTTTTTACGCCAACAACATCATCATTTGTAAATACAAATTCACTAATTGAACCAAAATAAAAGTATCCACTTGATATTGCTGCACCAACAGTAGTATTGAATGATAGAGTTGAAGTATTTCTTAAATTATTTTGTAAAATACGCAAATCTTCTGAAATTCCAGCACCACCAAGATTATTTAAAGCCTGTGTTTCATTAGTAGTTTCTTGTAGATTTAAATCTTTTCTAAACCCTTGATTTTGTTTTACCATTTTAATCTAGTGCTATTGACCAACCTTTGGATCTTAAAATATCTATGTAATCAAGTGATGTTCCACTTGGAGCTGCATTTCCGCGAAGATTAATTGTAACTCCACTACGATTAATTGAATTATAATTTGTATACAAATCAGAAATTATAGAATTAATTGCTTGTTGACTTAACAAATTATTTGCCAAATCCAAATACCTCAAACGATATAAGGAAGAGAATGCACCAGATTTGTAAGTTGTAAATTTATTATTAAATAAAATCAAATAATACATATTTGGACAATCAGTAAAATCTGGAATTTCTCCAGATAATTGATTATTGTGTGCATAAAAATATGCCAAACTTGGTAAGTTTGTGAATTTGGTTATACCAGTAAATTGATTGTTGTATAAAAACAAATAACTTAAAGAAGAAAGATTCTTAAATCCCGGAATATTTCCAGATAAAGAATTATAACTAGAATCCACATAGTAAATATTTCTATTTGACGCAAGATTTGGAAAATTTCCAGTAAAATTATTATAATGAAAAATAATCCACGTTAAGTTGGAACAAGATGCCAAAGTTGGTATTGATCCTCCAGTTCTTCCATAAGAAATATACCAAAGATAATAAAGATTTGGAGTATATGTAAATGCATTTGGATGTATTGGACTGGTAAGAAGATTTCCAGACTGCAGTAACATATATTGAAGATTTGGAGACTGCTCAAAGGTTCTTTCTGGAATTACATAAGTATTATCACCATTTGGATTTCCTCCAGTTAAAGAAGTATAACGAAGTTCCAAATAACTCAAACTTGCATTTGTAAATTTTGGCATTGCACCAGTCAATGGTGAATTATAAAAATATAAAGTGCTCAATGATCCACAACCATCAAACTTATAAGTATTACCAGAAGTAAAAATACTTCCAATATTTCTACAATAATGACCGTAAAATGTAGTAAGTGATTGCTTTCCGTTTAAGTCTGGACATCTTATTGCAGTGTTGTATAAATTTATAAATTGTATTTTATTATTGCTGGATGATATTAAATTCTCTTGATTATACTCAAGATAATAATTACCACTTAAACTTAATGTAATTAAGTTTGTTAAATCTCTTACATTATACTGACCTGCACCAGTATTTGTTGTACCAAAAGCACGAAAGTCATTGTTATCTACCAAATAAGTCTCGCAACTATTTGGAACATTAGGCAAAGCACAAGTATTATCGCTATCATCTGGATAGAAATATGCTCCACCACCTGTAGATAAATTTAATGTTGTTAAAGTTGTAAAACGATTTGCAATAATATTTTGCGTAATAGAACCATAAAATGTTCCACCCATAACAAAATTTCTAACCGTTGTAGGAATTTTGTTTATAATATTTGAATTTAACTTTCTTTCTGCTACAGTATCACTTAAATAAAATGGATTTTTAACAAAATATATGGATTGAACATTAGGAGAAAATGTGGTTAAATCTGGAAAATTTGTTATATTATTATATGAAAAATTTAATAATGTAGCATTTGCTAATTTTGTAACTGGAAGAGTAGAAATATTTGCAGAGTTGATTGTAATAGAGGAAATGTTATCTGGATTATAATAAAATTGAATATATCTTTCTCTTGATATAGAAGATATGTAATTAATTGTAGAACTAGTTCCGCCTTGATTTGAATATGTTGTAAAATCGTTTGCGTTTGATGTATTAACAATTTTCCAACTTGCGGAAGTTCCACCAATTAAACCTGTTAAGGTTATATTTGCATCTAAATTTCTAAAGAATCCAGTAAATACAAGAGGAATACCTTTCATTGCATATAGACTTACTGTCTGTCCACCTATTGTGCAATTAATTTTATGAGTTGGAAATTCTGAAGCAAACTCTTTTGCTTGTGGAGTAATAGTTGTTTGAAGTCTAGGACCAGATACTGAAGGTGATTGTGTTCCAAACTGCAAAGAACCTCCAGTAATAATACCAACTCTTGCGCCATAAGAAATTGGTGATGTGTCAACTACTGGATTAGCACTTGAACTCCAAGCACTTACTCTTGATGTTGATATATCAGCAATTTTTACTACTGCAGAAGATCCTGTTCCGTCCACATAACGATAACGAATTGCATTACCACTTAACCCACCATTAATATTTAAATTACCAAAAAGAGTTGAATTTGTTCCTGCTTTATTAAAAAGAATATCAGTATAAGTTGCAGAATCGGATTGATAACGATCAAGAACTTTATATATTGGTTGAGTTAATCTTGAAAAACTTATAAAATCATTTCTTGTGGCACCAGCATTTGAAGTTCCACGAATAACATCCAAATCCAATGGAGGCAAATTCAAAGCAGTAAGTGCTTGGTTTTTATTTTCTATATCAGAAAAATAATTTAATACATTAAGACCAAATAGTTTAGGATTCTTTAATGCCATATCAAAGAGTTCTCATAATAAAGGCAAGTGCATAATATGGTGGTCTGTTTTCGTGGTAGTTGTCTCCACCTGTAGATGTAGTAGTATAGTCGCCTTGCGTAAAATTAGATGCAGTGCTACCACCAGTGCCAGTTTTTTCAGTGTTATTGGGTCTTTGATATGTATGAGTATGAGATGCAAGTTCTGCAATGGTTAATTGATGAGAAGTTTCTCCTCCAAAATTTCCTGGAGTATAATTTGGATTTGTTGCGGTGTTGGTAGAAATTCCTGGTCCAGCAGTTGCAACAGTTCCAATTCCAGCACCACTATGAGCACCAACAATAAATTTATTTCTTAAATCTGGAGTACTATTAGATCCATTACACAATGCCCAACCTGTTGGGATATTTGCAATAGTTCCAGACCACATAATAATTCCACCAACTGGAATTATTCCATTACCCGTCAAACTATCAGAAGTGCCAATCTCCTGTATTTGATTAGCAGTTGAATTTACAATTAAGGGTCTATAAGTTGCCATTATGATTTCTTTTTTCTTTATTTATTATTGTTCTTTGAAGTTTATACTTGCTTCAATAGTTCCAGTGGAACCAAGTGCTCCATCAATTTTTTTAGCAAGAATAAAGGTTGCTTCAGTATTATTATTATCAGGTGTTATGACAGATCTATCAGGACCAAATATTTTTCTCATATTAATAGTTTCCGTAGAATTTGCACCAACATATAATGTATCTCTTTCTATATAAGGTCTTAATTTTTGATCATTTTGAATATCAATTAATGCAGAAGAAGATCTATTAATTTCTTGGAAGTTAGTTGGTGCCGCACCAGTTATATCTGCATTTCCACCAGCAGTAGTAACTGTACAATTACTAGAAATATACCATTTTGGACTAATCGTTCTTTGGAAATCACCAATAGTTTCTTTCACAGTAATATTATTGATTGCTGCATTGTCTTTTAATTTTGCAACCACATACAAAGGCCAAGGATTATAATTATAAAGTTTTTGTTTACTAATTGTATTTCCAGTAATAGATACTGGACGAATAAGAACAGTAAAATTAGATCCAACAGATCCTAAAGATTGTGAAATTTGAATATAAGAAAATATGTTTCCTTGATCATTAGTGTAACTACTTGTAACTCCAACAAATTTAGAATTTGTAATAGTTATGATTTCCGTAGTAGTATTTTTAATTGCAATTTGTCCTCCATCAAAATCAATTGCTGGAAATGTTCCTGCAATTTCAATCCAATACCTTCCTAAAGGATCTACAGTTGTATTTCCATTAGGATTTGGAAGATAGTTTCTTTCATTGACATTTTTTATTTCTAGTGGATCCAAAACATCCACAGTAACCTTGGAACAAGTTCCACCTGCTGGTGCAGATATACCTGGAATTCTGTAATCAATTCCCATTCTCAATGGTGGTTGTACTGGTGCCCAAGATTCTGCAGTTTCAACTCCATCTTCATCAGAAGCAGCATAAGAATGTGTATGCTCTCCATATAAAATTTGAGAATTTGAAAGAACACTTGTTGTTCCTGCTCCAGGAAGAATAAATCCATTCAAAGTATCAGGAAGAGATACATCTGGTTTTTTGTCAGTAACTCCAATTAAGAAATCTGCCCAATGTCCATAGTTATCTTGATTATTTGGATTTATAAATTGAATTTCAATTGAAGATCCAGTAAATGCAAATTCAGAAGCAGCAGTGGCATCATAATTACTTAAACGAATTTGATATGGATATGTAGTTCCAATACCAATTGTGGTTGTAATTCCCAAAATTCTATCTAAAACTAATTCCCCTGCTATTGGTTTTGTTGCTAAATTAAATGAAGACAATCCATCAAATCTTTTTATCTCTGCTTTTTCATAAGAAATTCCAATACCAATTGGATTTGTCACATTTGTAATATATGCGTTGTAAATTGAAGGTGCAATTATCTTTGCACCAATATCATTTTTAGTGAAATAAACACCAGAACCAACCGTAACAATGCTACTTGTCGTATCAAATTGTGCATTAATATATCTGCCATTTTCTGTTGTTGCTACTCCTGGTGTATATACGTGACCAAAACCAGGACAAGCACTACAAGTTACAACTTTTACCTCTGTCAATGAATCAGAAGAAATGTTCAATGTTTCTGGAATAATCAGTTTTTTATTTTTTACTTCAATTCCTTCACGATTTAACAAATATTCTTTTGGACGAATTCCAATCAAAGACTTGCTGCTAGTTTTTTTAATTGTTTTTTGTTTAGATGATGCTGAATATATTTGAGATGTTCCTTCATCCCCACCATCAATATAATATGAAGCACCATACTTATAGATGTATTGTGGAGTTCTAACATCTCCAGTGTTGGCAATATTCAAAGAATATTTAAATCTAAAATAAGAATCTCTCAAACAAGGAGAACCAAGAGAGTTTTCAATTACAAGTGTATGAATAACTACCCATCTTGCATTCCCATTATCTGTTGGAATATATGCATAGAATCTTGCACCAATTGCACCATACCAACCAAATTCAATTTTATACATTGTAACATTTTGTGGTTGCAACAAATATCCAGAAGGTCCATTAGAGTTTAATGGATCGCCGTTAAACTTATCTTTTGGTATTTTTATTGTCCAATATAATTCACTATCAAATGGATCTCCACTTGGAATTCTTGTTTGATCCGAAAGTGTTAATCCATTTCTTATCAATACACTAGATTCTAATGGAATTGTACTTCTGCGAATAATAGATAACTGACCAGCATTAATTTGAAATATATATTGATCACTATTATTTGCAATTCCCCATTCTAAAGTAATTCCAGTTATTGGTTCTACAGAAGATCTTAAACCAAAAGTAAATCCACTAATTCTACCAGGTTGATATCTAAATACTTTTCTTGATTGAAGATATGAATATCTTCTATTACTATTAGAATATCCAGGGCGAGTTGATGTTGAATCATAAGAACCATTCAAAATGGTGCTAATTGTAGAAAAATTAAAAACAGATCCATCGGTAGGATCTTTTAAAATTCCATCTTTAATATCTCTCCAAGTTTCAGTCCAAGTATCAATTTGAGCAAATGCAGAATCATAACCAGCAATATAATCAACATCACCACCAGTCACATAAGCAAATGCAGAAGATAAAAACTTTTCTTTCCATCCACTTGGATAATATGATCCAGCACCAGTATTAAAATACGTATATAAATCATTTCCAAGTTGTATGAATAAAAGATAACGATTGAATAAATCTTGATTATAAAGACCCAATTTATTAAAGTTTGGTCCAAATGGATATGAATATGGTGTAGGAAATGCAGTTAATCTAACAGCTGATTCTTGTGTTTCTTCTGTAGTTGTTGCAGTATATCTATTTCCATATAATGCATTTTTTCTTGTTTCCCAACTTCCAAAACTTGATCCATCATTAAATGAATATGTTTCAAAATCATCTGGATCTAAACCATAACTAGATACGTTTGCAAATAATGCAAGTTGAGTTTCTGCCCTACTGACACCAAGTAATGTTGTGCTAACTTCGCTTGTTTCTTTAAATTGCTCTGCAATTTTCCAAACTGGATCTGATTTTGCTTTAATAATACTTTTTCTTTGAATTAAAATATTTTTAATTTGAGATGAAGTATTTGTTGTATTATTGGATAATGATAATCTATTATTATATGAAACTTTTGTAACATAAGTTCCGTCTGGAATATCTGGTCCAGATACAAAATCTCCAACAGAAACGCCAAGTATTGTGGAAATTCCAACTGAAGTATCAAAATATAATTTATTTTTTTCCGATCCTTGATCTATTAATGTTCCGACTTCTTGGTACGGATAATTTCCCAATATTACATATCCAGATGATGTTAATACTGTGCTAGAAATACTAACAGTTCCACCACCAGATTGTAATACTGTAAATGGTTGAGTTAGATATACATCATAATCCCCATAAACAGCAGAACATATACCAATTGTTTGATAACTTTGTTTTAAATATGGACTCTTTACTCCATCAAATACAACAGAAGAAGATCTATTTGCTGTTGCGTCGGGAAGATAATACGTATCAACTTCTGTAATTAGAGGAGTTCCAAACTCATCTGTTAATAATTCACCATTTGTAATATTATAAAGATTTTGTTCTGATTTTGGTACAATAGAAACTTGGCGTTTATCGTGCCCAAATTTTATATCCTTTCCTCCATTCATAGATCACTGTTCCTCCCAAGTAAGACTTGCTGAAACATCAGCAGCAGGAGTTCCGCTATTATAAGTAGTTTGGGAAGAAGCACAAAGATATAAACTTTCTACTTTATTTGTTAATGGATATGATAGATATTCTTTATTGTAATCAAAATATGATGATAAATCAAATTCTTGTCCAGATGCAGGAATAAAAATACTAGTAAGTACAGTTCCAGTATTTGGAATAGGACTTCTTGATTGTGGATTGACTTTAACTGAAGAAAGTGCAGCAAGTGTAAACTCTGTATTTGTTGGAGAAATAATAGTTCCCACAGGATTGTGATTTTCTTCTTTCAAGAAATTATTTGCAGTTGTAAGAATTAGATTATCGGAAGTAGATTTGAGTGCATAAAAATAATATCCATCGGTTGTTCCTCTATTTTCCAAGTATCCTAAAACCGATACTGGTTTTAATGAAGCATCATTTTCAAAATACCCTCTCATATACCCATAAACTCCAGTACTTGCAGAAAGATAACTTGTGTTTGTAACAGAAATTAATGTTGGTTTTCCTCTTTTTCCTATATTAGCAGAAGAAGAAAGTGCTAACGTGCCAGTAGTAGAATAAGTGGTCTGGAATATAGGTGATTTTACTAAATCCAATTTTAAAACACCAGTTGATCCACTAGATAGACGAGATGGATATACTTGAGTTCTATTTCTTACTGATTTACCAGTACTACTTTGAATTGTTTCTCTACATTTAATACCAATTAATGGTGTTGGACGATTTGGAATGACTGTGATTGTGCTCAAACTCGTTGAATTTAATGGTGCATTCAAATAAAGTCTTTGACTTCCCACATTGACAAAATTAATCTCTATATTTTGATCTAATGGATTTGAAGTCACAACTTTTGAACCAATAAAATATGAAGTAGACATTCCAACTGATCCAATAATATAAGGATCAGTTGCTGATGTAGCATTCGTTAAATCTACTTGTGTGGATGCAATTCCAACTCCACCACCATTATTTACTGTATATGATCTTTTTGATCCATAGACTTCTTGTGATACTGGAGTAGAATAGCTAAACAGTTTTACGGTTCCTCTATCTCCACCATCAATGTAGTATGATGCTCCATATTTAATGATATGTTCAGATGAACTTCCATAAGAGAAAGTTGATTCTTTTCTTAAATCATTTGCATATCCATAACGATTTGGATTTCCTCCACCATATACAAGATATGTAATTGGAAGAGTTGCATTACCCAAAGAAGAAACTTTCAGTTGGTTTGATGCTCTTAAGTGATGAACACGTACCCAACGTGCTTCACCATTGCTTACAGGAACATATGCAAGGAATAAAGCACCAACAGCACCATACCAAGAGAATTCAATCTTATACATCGTGACCTTTGTAAGGTCAATATCCCAAATACTAGCATCAGTAAGTTCTTCATTTGTATCAACATCAACTACTGGTTGTCCAGCTCTCTTATCTCCTACGGCATCACTATAAAGAAGTGGATTTTCTAACTCTGCATTTAAATTATCACCACTAAATCTGGATCTTGGAATTCTATATTCATAAACATTCCAATAATCTTTCTTAACATTTTGATTGACCCATTTGCTATAATAATTATTAATATCATCAATTTGAGTTTTTAATGTAGATGCTGATGCACTTGGAAGAGAACTATCAATATATCCTTCTTTATTTCCATCCCCATCTTGATACATATACGGGAACATACCCGTTGGTTTTACTGTATTATATTTGTTATATGAACCAATCAATGATCCATTTGTTGGTTGAATGAAGGGAACTGGAGTAACCAATACGTGAGATGAAATTCCTGATACTGCAGTAAATGTAGGTGAACTTCCATCTAAATTAATTAATGTTACTGTGCTAATTCCAGTTAAAGTACTAACACCAACTGTTGCTACTTTATAAACCTTTGTGTCAGTAAATCCAGTAAGAGCACTTGCATTTGTTCCTTTTGAGTAAGAAACATATTGTCCTGTTGATAATCCAACAATATAACCACCAGATTTATAATATGTTGGAACTGTCGTAATGCCAATATTTAATGTAAATGTATTTGTCCCTCCAACAGAGATCACATTATACCCAGAATTTCTACCTGGTTCTGGATATGTATTATTTCCATAGTAACACGTCATACCAATGCCACTAATCTTAATAAACTTACCTTCTTCAAATCCGTGTGCTTGGTAAGTCGTCACTACCATTATACCAGTAGTGTTATCGTAAACAGCATTACTTACGCTTTTTGCCAATCCTGCAAGTGAAACTACATTTCCAGATGTAATTGAAGTAATTGCAACTTGTGATTCATTTTGAAGTAATGAAGGATCATAAACTCCTGCGTGGGTCATTACCAAATTATCTCTTAAGATAACTAAATCACCAAATTTTTTGGCAGTTACTGTTGCAATTCCAACACTTTCTGATGATCTTGGTGTAAATTGATCTAATGGATTTGTGTTACCATAATCTTGTGATTGTTGGCCAGCACCAGATCCAAAAGTTAATGGATTGCTATAAATTACTGCTTGTGTTCTTCTTACTACCGAGAAATTATCTTCAGTTCCATCGTTTCTAGATTCCCAATAATATCCATCATAATTATCAAAAATTCCATATTTTCTAACTGCTGGATTAAAAACATCAACTCCGTCATCACCAAGTAAAGTTGTTTTTACACCAAAAGTTGCAGCGGAAACACGACCAGGTTGATATCTAAAAAATCTTTTTGATGTAAGAACTGCAACTCTATCTGCAGGACCCTCTACAAGTGCTCCAGATTCTTCTGGAACGTGCGTAAGACCCCAACCCATAGTTTGAGCAATACCAACATAAGCACCAGTATTAGAGACCGAACTGAACTGTTCTGGATTCGCTGACCATTCTGATGGGTTTACATCATAGGTATTAACGTCAGCAAAAATACCAAGAGCAACTTCTGATCTAGGAATTCCAAGAAGAGAAAGAGCAACTTCTGATTGGACTTTATTTTGTTCTGCAACAGGAATTGTTGTTTGATCACTTGCAATAACAACAGGAATAGATTTTTCTGATTTCTGTTGACCGGGAGGAACAGGAGCAGTTCTACCTACAACGACAACTGCTGCATTATTATTAACGTTTGTGTTATCTGGCATTTTTAAATAACTCCGACTCTTCCTTTTGCGATTGTGAATGTATTCCTTATACTTATATATCCAGTTGGCGACCCATTAGTTATTGAAGTTGTTGTAAATCCTGTCAATCTCAAACGTTTGTCTGCCGCACCTGCATTAATTTTTGCTTCAATCGTCAATTCATAGAATGATAAATCTGGAGATACAGAGTGATCTACAAGTTTAATGACATCACCAGTAGAGATTCCAGAGAATTGATTTGCATCTGATAATGTAACTGTATATTGAGTTGCACCAGCACCAATAGTATTGAATGTTCCAGTTCCAATTCCAATATAAGTTGTAAATCCTGCTGGAACTGTAATATATTCTTGTGCAATAATATTGTATCCAAGAGAAGATGAAAGACCTAATGTAGCAGTTTGTGTTGATGTTAGACTCAATTGAATATAACCATTTGCTCTACCATATTCTCCACTATTTGGCGTAATAATATTGAAATTCAAGAATCTAGTTCCAAGAGTCTCATTTGTGGTTCCTTGTCCAACAACTGTTCCAATACCAGCAGAAACAATAGAAACTTTAGTGCTACTGATATCTTTTGGTAATCCATTCTCTAGATATTGAAGAACTGGACCATTGAAAGTAACACCTCTATCAATTGTAAGATTGATTGAATTAAAATCACTATCATAAATGTCTACTGAAGGAATCCACTCATCTGATGGACCAAGAATAATATTGCTTGTTGTTGTGATTTTACTAGAAGCATAGGTTCTCAAACCTGCTCCACAATTACGAATAATATTTCCATTAGTAACAACAACAGAACTTACTGATAAATCAACAGGACCAGGATAATTTTCAAAAAGGCAATCATTAACTCTTAAAGTATCAGATTCTTGAGTATGTAATGGAGTAAATGAATATCTATCAGTAATTGCTCCATCAACAAATGAACAATTATCTACAGATACTCTTGAAGAATTATAAAGATACAATCCGTGTCCTGGAGAATTACGAACTTCAATATCCTTAAATACAGAAGATGTTGTATTTTCAAAATACATAATATAATTATCCAATTCACCATCAAATAGAATATTATTTCCACTATTTCCATCAATTGTTAAATCGTAGATTGAAATATCAGAAGCAATTGTATTTGTTCCAACACCAACGATATTACCATCAAAAGATAATGGATTTCCTCCACCATCAGTTGCATCAGTTGCAAAATATTGTGTTTTGATTATAGTATTTTTGCCATTACCTTTTAATGTAAATCCTGATGGAATAATAAGTTTATTTGTTAAATATGTTCCACTTGATAATTCTAAAGAATATTGTTTACTTGCAACTGCTTGATCTATTGCTGAAGACAATCCAGCAGTATTATCGTGAACAACTTTAACTGCGTTATCAGAATTTGTAGTATATTGTCCAGACAACCTAATTGAACTTGTTCCTATTGAAACGATTGTATCAAGTGCCCATCCCTTTTTTTGAACAGTTGAAGCAATATTTGGGAAATGAATTTGATCAGAATCATATTCATTTACTGTTCCTCTTGTGGACCATTCCGTTTGATCAAATGTTCCATAATCAATCCAACTAATTCCTGATGTATTGGATCCAAATTCTTTTGGACCAAGAATACCAATCAGTTTAGCATCATTGATATTAGTTGAAACTCCAATTTGACGATAAACAAGCAGGCCATGATTTACATCAGTTCTAGCAAGAGTTAGAGAAATGTTATCAGTATCATTGAAATTATCAATTGTTGTCATTCCAATTCCAGACAATGGAGAAATTTGAGAAGAAACGCCAACCTTTCCATTTCTTAAATGATATTGTGCCACCCAATAGCGATATGTGCTAATTGTTGTAGATGATCCAACTTTAACTGCACTCATTGACCCGACAATAGGAGGAGCAACAGTTGCAGAATCGGTAATGCTACTGATACCAAATACTTTTACTTTTTCTCCAACATAAAAATTTGAAGTGGAAATTCCACTAATTTGAATAGCATTGCTTACAGTTGATCCAATACCAGCATAAACCGTTCCATCATTGCTAATTTTAAAACTACGAAGTTTATATTTTAATATTGAATCATAATCAACAAGTTCATATCCAGATCCATCATCCTTAACTTTAAGAATTCTATTTGCTGCAAAAGTTCCTTCATCAGTTGTTGGTAAATCTGTTAATTGGAAATTTTCAAATCCATTTGCTCTAATTCTACCATTTACATCAAGTTCAAAATTAGGAATTGCAGTTTTAATACCAACATACTGACTTAATTCATTTACAATTAATGATGGATTTGAATCTGGTCCAATTTGGAATGATGGATCTTGAATACTATTTCCTTTGAGTTGAAGCTTGAGTGCTTCAATACCTTGCGATGCAGTTGAAGTAATCTTATTAGTAAAGTTTACTGGACCTCTAAATTCACTAGGAAGTAAACGATTTGATCCACCACCAACACGAAGAGTATTACGAATATAAACATCATCATAAGTTGCAGTCAAATCGGACGGTGTTTCACCAATAAATGTTTCTTTTGCAGTTAATCTATCACCAGTAAAGAAATTACCACGATCATTCATACCAGAGAAGAATACAACTCCTCCCTTTTCTTCTTTTGAAATTGCCAAACGCTCTTCTTCATCTGTGATAACTCTATTTTGTCTTTGTGGAAGAGCAGTTGAATAGTTTCCTGGACCATAACCAAGATATTCAAAGGTGTGCCCAGAAGCACGAATACTTGTAAATCTACGAGTTTCTGATGGGATTACAGAAATTCTTCTAACAATAGATCCCGAATCGTGTGGAGCAGATTTAGTTCCAAGAACACCCCTTAAAACAGTAACTTGAGTAGAGCTGTCTACTGAAGTGATTCTTAAAATTTCATTATCTAATTGAATAAAGTTTCCTTTCGTCAATCCATTCGTAAGTGTAAGATTTAATGTTGGAGATATAGTTGTAATACCTGCAGATGTTGTAGTTGTGTAACCAACATTCATACTTATCAAACTTCCAGAAATCTTTTCACTTTGAAGTGATGTATCTTCACCATATGAAGCAATACCATACTTATAAACTTCTGCAGATCCAGACGCAGTTCCAACTCCAATTGGTGATAATATTGTAAATGCAGTTAAACTAACTTTTTCTTTAACAACAAAATCCGAATTGAAAATAGTTGATGAAGTTCCAATAACTCCCGTAATTTTAATCTTATTACCAACAGACAAACCGTGAGCACGAGATGTTGTTACTGTCACTATTCCTGCTGTAGTTGCAGTTTGAACACCAGCAATTGCTGAAACTGTAAGAGACTTATCTACAACATAAAGAATACCACTTGATGTTGTATAAATTCCAGGATTTGAACCTACATTATAAGTAACGGAATTTGAATTATTAATTGCAGAAATTTTATAAAGTCCATTATATCCTCCATTGTTGCGATTTCCGGTAGTTCCAACACCAATGATTTGGACTACATCTCCAACATTATTATTGATGGATGAAACAGTTACAGAACCTCCACCAGAACCAACACTCATTGTATTTCCAACACCATATGCAGATCCACCATCTACAATAGATACCGCAGTAATTGTTCCTGCAGCACTTACAGTCACATTTGCAGTAGCACCTTTTCCAGTAATTCCTGCACCAACAAGAGAAACATTATATAATGTTGTGACAATACCAGAACCATATCCAGATCCAGGTAATAAGATAGTTAAACCAGTAATAGTATTTAAATTATGATCCGTTGAAGTGAATACAGTGGAAAGTCCAGAAGATATTGATATTGCATTAGTTACTGCTAATCCAACTCTATTATCTTTCAAATAATTGATAATACTTTCTTTTGTGGTGCTATTCTGTGGATCATTTACAATAACTTTTCCGATTAATTTATTTGATGCTCCAGTCAAAGTTTGTAATGGATCAGTAACTAAATTATCTTTATCTACAACTGGATACAAATCAGTTATATTTTGTTTAAACTTTTGAGTTGCAAATTCTGAAGCAGTAGGAGAAATATTTCCAATCAAACAAGTCAAATAGTAAATACCATCTTGCAATCCAGAAGAATATTCTTGAATTGTTTCTACATTTTCAATTGTATAAGTGGTATCATATTCATTTCTAGAGAATACTGGAAGATTGTCTCCTCTAGTTGAAACATTGTTTACAAATGTTCCACCAGTATATGTGTTGGTAAATGTAAATGTTTTTGATGATGGAACAGAAGTTATAGTAAAATAACCATTAAATCCAGCATTATCTGCTGCAGTTAAATTTGTGCTACTTACAACTTTTCTAATTCTTACTCTATCACTGACGCTCAATCTATGTGGTCTTTCTGATGTAACAGTAACAGTTGATCCAACAGTTGAAATTCCAGCAATTACGTGAGAGTTGCGGTTAGAATTTACAGTTGCAATTGTAGATTCTTCACTTACAGTCTTTGATTCTTGAAGAACATAATTTTGTGCAGGAATTTTTGCATTTGTATAATCTTTTGGAATTACATATCTCAATTTATAAATTCTATCCGTTAGATCACGATTTTCAGATTTTCTTTGAATGAAAGTTGAAGAATTATTTGCTGCAATTGCAGTTGGATTATTCTTAAATCCTTGATAGATTTGATTTGTTGCTGTAGTTCCACTACCAATAATATACCAATTTTTATTAACCGAATCAAATTGAATTGGATGTCCTGGATCTCCAGAAAGTTTATCAGAAACTCTACTTACAATACTTAAAATGCCACCATTTGTATTTTTAATAGTAACAAAAATACCGCCATTTGCATTATTAATAGTTTTTGCAAGTTTAATAGTATTTGCAGTATCCGTAATAACATAATATAATGCTCCATTTTCTAATCCATCAGGAACAATTGCATTATCACTGAATACTCTTACTGTTTCGCCATTGTAAAAATTATGAGTTGCATTTAAAGTTAATATAGAATTGGTAATATTATTGACACCTAATGTTTGAGTTACAGTAAATGTTTTTTGTGATACTGGACCTTCTCCAGTAGGAACTTGCATTAAAATTGGAGAAGAATAAGTATAATCTACTCCATTAATATTTACAGTAACATAAAGTTTTTCATCAATATTAGAACCAACTCTATATCCATTAGTGATATTTGATGGTGGATTATTAATATCCGTTTCACCTAAAATATAAAGTCTAGATGTTTGTCCAACACCAGTATATGATGTGGTAAGTCCAACATCAAGCGATCTCCAAAGAGCATTGAATGAATCTTCTTGAAGATCTTTTGGTGGAACAATATGAGTTACATATCCAGTATCATCACGATCAAAAGATTCTTTTCTAAATCCTTTTGAAATTAATGATTTAGAACCAAAGTTGGAGTTTGAGTTGGTAATTGATTGATCAGCACCATCTTCTGCTAAAAAGTGTTGAGCAAATCCAATTGCAAAAACAGAAACATCCTGAATAAATGCATCATTTGATGCTTTGATGTGATAATTTTCGTATGTTGGTTTGTAAATTGCTTCCTGATTGACGTGTAAAGGTCTATTTGCCAAAAGAGTGGTTGCATTTGTATCATAAAGACCTGTAGACTCATTATAGATTACAAAAGCATTATCATCTTTTTGTAATCCAATTCCAGTAAATTGTGCAACAACCATAGATTTAAATCCAGTTGCCTTTGATCCGTCTGCGTGAAGACCACACATTCCATATGCAGATCTTAATGAACAGTTAAAGATATATGGAGATGCTCCATTTACATTATCTGGTTCAATGATAACTCTTTCATTACTTGAAATTGTAACTACAGTGTCAATTGCTGCTGATGGTAATTGATATGTGAATTTTGTTTCACTGGTAACACCAACTACTTTGAAACTACCATTATAAAGTGATGAACTAACACCAGCAATACGAATAGAATCATCAACACTCAATCCGTGAACAGAGACAGTTGTTACGGATGCTACTGTTGAACTTGAATTTAACTCTCGGATTCTAGTATCACCAGAAGTTAGATCACCAACAATTTTAAATTCTGGACTATTTGGTTCAAAATCAGTAGATCCTGGATAATCAATAATTTCTCTATTTCCAGTATTAGCACCATAAGCATTCATCAACTTATAATAATACATCTGAAGATCAGATGTTCCAGTTAAATTCTTTAGATTTACACCATCTGCATATTCAAATACTGTCAGTTTATGGTGTGAATAAGTTGGCGATGCCTGTTGTGAATTGTAATTATAATATACTACTCTATCTGCATCAAAAACGCTAAATTGCCAGAAATAACAACCACCAGTAACTCTAAAAATAGCAGATCTTTCTACCAAATTATTTTCTGGATCGGGAACATATAATGGTTTTACTTTTGTCTTTCTTAAATCTAAACCAACAATAGAAGTTCCTTTTGGAATTATTACACCACCTTCTACCGAATTAAACTTATAAAGAACATTACTAGAACTTGTAAGATCAAAATTAGAAGAATTAGTTAGTTCAATGTCTGGAACTGAAACTACTGTTTGATTTGCATCATAGTATTGTGCAGTTCCAGCACTAGATTTCACATAGTATCCAGGTCTATTATCAATATAGTGGGTTCCTGGATATAAAAGAATAGTTGTTTTGTCAAATCTATCATTGTTTGGACCACTCTGATAAGCAAATCTAGCAGCCTCTATTAATGCCCTTTGAATGGTTACAAATGGACGAGTAAGTGAATTTCCTTTATTATCAAAACTATCAGTAGCATCTAAATCGGATGGATTGACATATAAGATATTACCATCAGTATTTACGAGAAAATTTTCTAACCTAGATAGAGGCATTTTATCCGCACAATAATTTCTTCTGTCTTATTTAGACAGTTAATCTACTGACCCATCATCTTGTGGCATATCCTCTGGGTTCTCTAAATCAACCTCAAATAGGCAAGGATGACACTCCTCATCTATCAAATAAAAAGAATTTCTATACAAATCTTCTGGTTCATATCTTAAATATTGATCTGCTTTTGCTACTAACTCTTTATCATATAAATGCCCATCGGGCAACTCATCAAATGTAAATGGAATTTCATTTATAAAGTACATTTTGACAATCATACTGCCTTTATTATACCAGCAGAACGCTTGACTGATTTTATAAGGCATTTGATTATTTTAATAACTTATATTTATTTTAATGGGCATGGCGAGACTTGAACTCGCATGGCCTTACGGCCGACAAATTTTAAGTTTGTTGTGGATACCAATTTCACCACACGCCCAAGGCGGAAAGGATTTCTCCTTTCCAGCGCATCTTCCTTCACACCTTAATAGTATATCAGATCCCAACCACCCTGTCAATCTCCATAAACCAATTCACCACGAAGTTCAGCAAGTTTCGCAGTTGCAAGGCATTCCACACAAGTCCAATATGTTTCACCACTAACAGGAAAGTTCTCATTGACAAAATGTGATGCCATATCTTCTTGAAGTTGTCGGAGATCTGTCAGTTTTTCTCGGGTGATTTGCATTGTATGTATGGTTTGAGACCTCTTTATTCTACCACAGAAAGACGGCAGAATTCAAGGTCTTGTGCCACTTTTTAAACTGGATACTTGAGACTAAAAATTTTAATTGAAGCATTCCCTGGATTTACCAATTTCACTTGAAGAACCGCATTATTTTCTTGAATTGTAGTTGAAAAATCTGCAAGATAATTACTAGTTGCTGTGGATGCCTGTTCTATAATACTTGAATTAATGTCATTGTGAATAATCATTATATCTGATGCTTGATATAATGATCCTTGAGATATTTGAACTTGTGATTTTATAGAACGATACAAATCAATAGGAGATCTTTCAATAGTAGTTAAATTGGTAGTAGAAAGAATAACTTGTGTATTTGATTGATAATATTGAGTAGAAGATGCAGAAGAAATTCCTATCACTGTTATTTCTGGATTTTCTCTCAAATATAAATTTAAAAAATCTCCAAACAATTCAGTCGTTGTAGTTATTCCAGTTCTATTGTCTATTAAAAGAGTGCTCATACAAAATATTGATTGTATTCTGGAGTATTTAAAACATTTATGAGATTATTTAATTCTGCGTTTCTTTCTAATACTTTATTTTTTCCAAAAACATAACTATACCTTTCCGTATACAAATGCTTCATTTCAACTTTAATTGCATTGGATCCAGAAAGTATTTCATCTCTTTGATTTCTAATTCTTTCAATCTTTGATATAATAACATCTGCTTGATTTTTATATGTAGAACAAGAAGTTGGACAGGAACTAGAATTTTCTGGGATTATATCAGGTATAAAGACACTACCAATACCAGAACTTGCTACAATATAAGTGTCTTCACCTATTCCAAGAATTGGAGAACCAATATCAGTAACTTTAAATGATGCACCAACAAAATTGGAGGAAGTTAAAGTATCATTGACAGAATATCCATTACCACCGTTATTGACAATTACATTTGTGATACTTCCACCAGTAGAAACTACAATATCTGCTTTTGCACCAGAACCAGATCCCCCTGTTAAAGGTTGTGCATAATATATGGAAGACAGAAAACCAGAACCTGGATTGTTTACAATTAATTCCAAAATAGAATTAGAATCTGCACCTACAACAATAGTACTATTACCTATTCCAGAATTGAATGATGTTGATCCATCAGTTCCATTCAAAGGTTCATATGGATATATGTCCGAATATGAAGGATTTTCAGCATTTATACGATGTGCTTTTGCGTGTTCATAATAATACATATCCCCCAAAATTGCAGTATATCCAACTCCCAAATAATCTATAATAAATGTTGTAGTTCCACATCCACAATCAAATGCTTCATTTGAAATTATAGAAAGATTGTAAATTTCTTTATTTAAATCTACTGTCAATTCCGCAATTTTTTCATCTATTTGCGAAACTGGAGATTTGAGTTCATTAATTGTAGACTGCGAAGAAATTATATAACTATCCAATGAGGGTAATTGGTTTTTTGATAAATTTATTTTTGAATTATAATTGTTTATAATATTTTGTTTTGTCATTATAGGTCTTCTTCAAGTTGTTGTTTTACTGTATCATTTTCTTTCATTGCATCACTTTCATATTCTACTATTAATTTATTTACATCAGATCTTTCTGCATAAACAACGTAACTACAATCAATTGTTCCTCCAGAATTATTAGTTATAAAAATTTTGTTGGAATTGATGTCTTTAATAAAAAGTTCTTGATAAACAGTATGTGAAGTTAAATTTACTGTAATAGTTTCTGGATTTATTAATCCAATCCAATAACTTGGAAGTTCAATGACATTTGATTTCTTTAATCTTCCTCTATAATATACTCCATATTCTGGACCTTCAATACAACCGTATTTTAATCTATACCCTTCTTTAGTTGGATGTTTGATGTCAAATGATTTTGTTACTCCAACAATTGAACTTGTAAAACTCAAAAATCCATTAATCTGTGTTGCTCCATTGACTACAAATGCCCCGTTAATTGTTGTAGGTGAGTTTACAACAACAGTTCCATTTGCAACATTTGCTCCATTGAATACCGATGCACCAGTGCAAGTATATGCCCCTGATTGATTTGTAGCACCAAGAAAATTAGAAATGCCATCAACTTCAAGTGATGCTGGAATAGTAAGTCCAGGAACAGGAATTGCGGGAGCAATCATACAAGTTGCACGAGCAATACCTGCTTGTGGAGTAAGTCCAATAAAAACTGGTCCATTTAAAACAGCAGTTCCTGGAAGTAGTTTTGCTCCAGCCGTTATAAATGATGTGTCAAGTTGCCCGACTATAAGTTTTTCACCAACATTCGCAATAGTGAGATCTGCCATAATTAATCAGAACAAATAGAACTAAAGAATTTCTTAAATTTTTTGATTGCAGTTAGGATTTGTCCCATTAAAGAAGAACTATCCGATTCTGCCCCAGAACTTATGGTGGTTTGTGCGCTACCCGTAACTTCTGCAGTGCTTCCAGCAAAACTAGCACTTTGAGCTCCTGCTATTGTTACATTTGTTCCTTGTGTTGATACTGTAGGAGCATCCATATGAACTGTTTTTGATGCTTGTATTGTTACTTCACCACCCGTTCCATCAACACCAACAAGACGAATATTTGCCGCTTCAAGAGTTATAGTTCCATTCTTTGCTTTAATGTGAATATCTCCATTTACTGCTTCAATGATTCTTGCGTGAACACCTGACTTAACATTAAATCCAGATACTTCCTTTAGTGTTCCATTAATGGCAAAATCACAATTTCCATTTTTATACATATTAATTCCTTGTTTGGTTGGGGTTGACAATCCCAACTCTATATCACCGTTTTGAAAACTTTTAGTTCCAGCTTCAAACCTATACCAATCGGTTTGTGTTACTTGTTGATTTTCGTTACAATTACTCATATACAATCCACCACTGATGTAATACCTGAAATTGCTGCTTGATTTACTTTATTTTGATCAACTGTAGTATATGTTGGAGTAAATTTCATAATTGGAACAAGATCTGCAGCAACTCCTGATCTGGTATTTATAGTTAATGTTGGTGCCTTATCAAATCCGCAAACTGGAGTTCTTAATGGTTCAATTCCTATAATTGCACCAGAACCAGGAGTTACTATAGGAACATAAGTATTTGTCCCATCAGTTATTCGGTCTCCTGTTGTATAACCATATCCAGGTGCAGTCACAATTATATTTTGAATACAACCAGAAACTTTTCCAGTATTTGAAATATTTCTATTGGTTCCAATTCCTGCGGTGTCAATACCAATATTTGTATAATTTCCAGGTGCATATCCAAACCCAACACTAGTCATATAAATTGATGTAATATTACCAGCATCTTGATCAATAATACTTTGTGCTTGTGCTCCAGAACCACAACCACTGTTATCAACAATGGAAATTGTTGGGGGACTTGTATATCCAAATCCACCGTCAATAATTTCTACTGAAAAAATAGATCCAGTAGAATCTACAATTGGTATTGCTCTCGCACCCATACCATCTCCAAAAATTCTAACAATTGGTGGAACACAAGTTGAATATTTTGATCCTACTGGTAATGGAACGATGTCTTCTTGATTTGTTGGATTTTGAACTTTTTGATTACATTGATCAAATATACTATTAAATTCTCCAGTTATTCCACCATAAAGTGGTGTTTGATACATTGCTTCTTCCAATGAACCTAACCCATCACTTACACCTTTAAATACATTCACACTACCAACCATTTTTTGCCAATCGTCTGCTTCTTTTTCACTTGGACCAAATTTAGATGCCCATACACTTGGAGTTTTACAAGCAAGACCAGTGCATTCAAGAAAACTAAAAATTTGTGACGCCAATGAACTTGCTTGATTTAAAATTCCAGAAACAGTTGAAAGTCCACCAGTCAACCAACCAATTCCAGACATAATAGTAGAAAGTGAGCTTTCCATACTATCCATTACTTTTGCTAAAATTCCAGCAGTCCATTGCTCCACAGCACAAACTGGTGAATTGATATTATTTGCTGCTAAATCACCAAGAAGACCTTTGGTATAATCAATAATTCCCGCAGGAAGTTTTTCTAAAATACAAAAAATACTATCCAATATTTTTTTCATCGCTTCCAAAACAATTGTCTGTTGTGGAGGAGGAACAACCAATCCTACAAGTTTTCTAAATGCCCAAACAATACATTTAAAAATTGTATTTCTTAAATTATTAATAATTAATTTTATAATTCCACCAATTTGTCTAGCACAATTCGCAATTGATTGACCAATATCTACAATTTCATTTAATACTGGATCAATATAAGTGCTCAAATACTTATCTAATCCATTTGTAAATGCAATAAAATCTTGAAGTCCTTGTGTGATTTGTCCGATTAAATTATTTTGACAACCATTTGCACTAATATAAGTTCTATCACATTTTTTTTCTATACCATAAGTTGATTGTGCTTGACAAACTAATCTATCTCCTGCCAAATTTAAGTTAAGATTAAATCCTTTTATCCCTGATGTATATCCTTTTGCACTATCCCAAGAAACATTAGCATTTGTAATTCCAGCACCTACACCCAAATTAAGATTTGCCGCATTAGAAAAAGAAAGAGGTATTGGAGGTGTTTCTTGTGTTGTGGATGCTGTTGGATTTGTTTGATCTATTTCTTTACTTTTCCTTGCTTCTAATTGTGTTGCCTTAACTTTATTTCCAGGATGTCCAGTAAATGGTTTAAATCCTGAACTTAAATCTGCTTGTACATTCTCCTCACTAATTAAATTCTTAACTCCATCACTTCTATGAAGAAGACCAATAACTACTGGTTGTTGTGCGTCATCACCATCCATAAAAAAACCAAAACAAGTTTCTCCACCTTTTAGATCTAATGTTTTTCCTGTTCCACCTTGTCCACTACCAAAAGCAGGATCTATCATCACCTGTGCCCAAGGCAAATCATTATCACTTAAAACTGATCCAGAAAAAGGATGATATCCAATAATTCTTACTTTGCAACGATAATTCCAATCGCCATTGAAATAATCTGCTGCCTTTTTCCAATAATTTGAATGTGCAACTTGACCAATCCACCAATTAAATCCATCTTTACCGATATAATTGGATTTTAATAAAGACTCTTCAATCATCGTAAATTCTACACTCCAATGCGTTTGGGTTTAAATCGCAAAACAATTCCAATGAAGTTGGAACTTCTTTATTATGTGGATTATTTTTTTGATATTCTAAAATTTCTTGCAAATAATTTTGTAAGTATCTTCTTCTCTGACTATTCATTGAAGAATTTTCTAATTCTTCACATATGTCGTTAATTAATTCTTGTAGTTCCATATTTAAACGTTTTTAGGTCCGTATAATCCGTAACTATCACGAACTAGTCTCATAGATGTAAGCATTTTATTAGTAGGGTCAAAATGATGTCTTAATTCTTTAATTAGATAAAATCCACTTTGTTCTGGATCTACTTCTCCAGTATTTGCAGGTTCCATTTTTGGAAACTGTGCATAAATTATATCACCACATTTAAGATTGATATTCAACGGCACATTCATATTTAGTGCTTGGCTGAATAATAAATTGTATCTTGAATATGCCATCGCCATATCAGCACCACTTCTTAACTTATCATTCACAGAACCATTAGAATTTAATACTCCACGATCTGCAACCTTTACCATAATACGAGAAATACTATCACCAAATTCATCAGATACAGCAATACTTTCAGCAGCACCAAGTTTATTTTTGACTTGATCTTTTAGCGTATACTTATACACATCCAATGAATTACTAAAAAGATCATAAAAATAAGTTTTGTTGGAATACATACCAACTCTTAAAGATTTCATTAAATCAATATTTTTTTCAAAATTATAATTAATAATTTTGAAGTTATTGTTTAAACTATTATGTTCAATTACAAATTGATCGTAACTATAATTATAAACTTTTTTCTTATTTGCACTTGATACTGCTATTCTTGTATTTGATACCAAACTATCAATGCTTCTAAAATTAAATCCATCTTTATTTTCATAAAAGAAAAATCCAGCAGTTCCTTTTGCTATTCCACTTTGATCACCACCAGAAGTTCCTGTTGGTCCACCAAAAGTTGTAGGAACTGCTTTTGGTCCCAACCATTGTAAAGTATGAAATGGTTTTTTGTTATTTCCAATAAAAGAATACGAATTTGATGTTGGTTCTATATTTTCAGATTTGAATTTTTTTGTCTTCAAATCATCTTTGAGAATTTTAGTTACAGTATTTTGTAAATTTCCTCTATACACAGTTTGACATCTTGCAGTTTCATTTGTCAATCCTTCTCTTGAAACAAGATGTAAAGTGAATGATTCATTTGTATTTTGTGCATCAAGATTACTTACTTTATACACATACATTGCATTGTCGCCATCCAATAAGAATGTTCCAGAAGCAGTTTCAATTTCCATTGAAACACTTTCACCACCACGAATTGGAAGTCTATTGAAAATAGAATATGAGTTAATAACATCCATTGTCATTGTTATACAAGGAGATAAAATATCCTCATAATAATCCACTGATGTAATTGAATTGGTTAAATCAATTTTATTCTTACCATCTAATGATTGAATGGTAACTGATTGATATCTTAAACCCGATACTGCGACTGCCATTATGCTGAAGAAAGATTAGTGAGGAGCATTGTAGTCCATAGACTATTTAATATCTGACCTTCGGATGGCATTATAACTGCAACACCTCCACCTCCATTTCCAATTGGAATTGGAACAACTTGTGGTTGTGATGCAACTTGTTGACTTTGATCTCCCATTAAAAATATTGCAGATTGTTGTGCTGCAGTTGGTGGTGGTGTCAAAATTTGTGTTGGTATTTGATCCCCTGTTTGTGCTTTTACTTGATCTTGTTGTCTTGATCTTATATCACGAACATAAGCATTATACATTTGCTGTGCTTGTTTCACTTCAGGATCAGATACTGGTGTTTTTACCATTGTATTTTTAAACTGATATTTTTCTCCTGTTAATTGTGCTTTTAATTTGGGATCATTAAGTATTCTATCGCCACTTTTAGTTCCTTTAATAAAATCTTCAATTGATTGTTGCTTTGTTATTGTATTAACTTTATTATTTTGAGGAGAATTTGGTTTATCTTTCTTCTGTCCTTTTGCCCATTGAACGTGAACGTGGTTATAATGCCCCGCAACTCTCCATAAAACTTTATATCCTTTACCTCTCCACCAATTAGCAACTTTATCACCAAGATCCATATTATTTACAGGAATATCAATTGCTCTATTTTCATAATGCGCTGATCCTGTTGTATGTACAGGATCTACTTGTGGATCATTTCCCAAAGATCCAAGAGAATCATTTTCTCTCATCTGCAATTCATAAGGTTCCAAAGAAGATTTTGGAGTTGCTTTTGCTAATGGAAATGCTTGTCGGAATGATGCTGCATCAGATAATACTTCATCTGGTGCTTTTGCAAAGATACCAGGAGGAAGTGGAGGAGGTGGTGGTTCTGTTGGATCGTTTGGAGCAAGTGGTTGATCTGATGGTTCATATTCACCATTACCTGCTTTTGATGGTTGCTTTCCAGATATTGCAGCACCCATACCAGTAGCAAATTTCTCAAACTTGCTAATGATTTTATCAAATTTATTAACTATATCTGGAAAAGTTATATCTGAAGATGCTGCTTCTTTTTGTTTCTTTTCTTGTGATTTTAGTCTCTGATCTATTTTATCAGCACCAGTTAATTTATCTGCTAAATTTCCACCAAGTTGCCCTCCACCAATTCCACCAATCAATCCACCAATTATTGCACCTGGAACTGCACCAACTCCACCAAACAATGCTCCAATTGCTGCGCCTGCTGCTGCGCCTGCTTCGGCACCTGCCCATCCACCCAACGCTCCACCAGCAGCACCAACTCCTGCTTGAAGATTTGATTGCCCTTCACCCTTCCTTCCCATAAAGTCAAGACCAGCAAAAGCAACATTCAATGGTCCAGCAATTCTTCCAAATCTTCCTTTTGGTGCTTCTTTAATATTATTCAATCTTTCATTTGGAATTCCTTTAATTTTGCCAACCTTTTCTTTTGGTAATTTATTAACCTTTTTTCCTTTAAATAAAGTTCTCAATCCCAATCCTGCACCAAGAGCACCTAATCCACCAAGTAAATTACCAATCAAATTCCCACCACCTCCTCCACCAAGAGAGGATCCAACAGAAAATTGAAGATCTTCTACTTTCTTCTTTTTTGGTAATTTTATTTTTTTAATATCTTTATTGCTTGTGTCCAACCAATTAATAAAATCATCATAATCCCTTGCTCTTTTTGGTAAAGAACGCTTCATTTTTACAATATTATTTGCAGATGACAGTAGTGGAGAAAAAAGTTTAGTTTCCATTATCCGACAATATTATAAACCATTCTTGAATATAATGTTAAGAAGTTATCTGGATTATATGAAGGCAAAAATGGAGTAGTTGGTCCATTTCCACCAGTTGGTGATGGTGGTGTAGTTGTGCTTGATGGTCGTGATGGTGATGCTTGTGGTGTTCCACTACCAACATTAACCAAACTTACTTGCGGTGCTTCTGCTCCAGATGCTTTTGCTGCTGGTGCTCTTCTCAACTGTTCTACTGATGGTGCTATTGGCGCTGTAGGTATTTTCCCAGAATATTTCATCACATCTTTAGCATATTGAAGACGCTGTGCATCATTAGCTTCTGCTTCTCCTGGTCTCTCATAATCTGTTCTTACAAGTTTTGTCTTTGCTTCAATTCCGGGAGTTCCCTTCAATCTGTTTAATCCAAGTCCTCCTTTTCCAGTAGCAAATTCATAATAAACATATTGCAATTGAGTTTCACGTTTATTTGGATCTAATCCTTTACTTTCTGCAAATGCTTGAAGACCAGACCATCTATTTGCATCCCATTGTGCTATTCCCTTCATACCAATACTATTAGTCAATGTTGGATCCATTGCTCTGTTTTCTTGCAACAGATTTCCCACAATTGCTGCAGAATCTTCATCAGACAACCCTTTACTTTTAAAATATGTAAATGCTTGCTGTGCTGCAGTTGAACCAGATAATTTCCCAGAAGTATCAATTGGTGTTATTGTCGGATTAGGACCAGGAGGAGTAGTGCCAGAACCAGAAGACTTTGATCCTGTTCCAGATCCTGAACCTTTTGTTCCCTTTCCTCCCTTCAATCCATCAAGTATTTTATCAAATCTATCCAAAATTGAATTAAATTTATCAAGAACATTTCCAGGAACTTCTGGTGCGGTATCTCCAGGTTGAACATCTTCACCGCCAGGTTGCGAAAGACCACTTATAGCAGCACCTGTTCCAACAGCAGCAGCACCACCCAAAAGCAATTTACCAATTCCACCACCGCCACCTTTTAATCCTTTTGGCATTTTTGATAGTAAATTTCCTTCTTGTTTCATTGCAGGACCAGCAACATTTGGTGGTCGTTTTCCTCCCATTCCAGGAATCAATCCACCAACCAATCCACCAAGTGCTGACATTATAGCACCAATTATTCCTCCACCACCTCCACCACCAGAAAACCCTGATAGTTGTTCTATGATTTTAAGTATTGCTTTTCTTAATGCTTTTGCTACATCAAATGTTTCTGTAAATGTAGTTTTTAAATTTTCTATATTTTCTTTGATTTTATCTAAATTTTTCTTTGAACCAAAGAAACTAATAAATCCAATTGCTTCTTTTACTTTATCAAAAAATCCATTAAATGGTTTAAATCCTTTTTCTGATTTTTCTTTTTTATCTCCAAAAATATTTGAAACTGAATTTGTATTATTAAAAATATTAGTAGTTAAAGTGCTAATCAAAGATCCCAAATTATTCTTTTTTGGTGAAATCTTTGCTCTATTAAATCCAACAATATTATTCTTCGCACCAGAAAGCATAGATAATCCAATAGGAGATCCACCAGAAATAAAATTCAGTGCTGATTCTTTACTTCCTTTCTGGGAACCTATTATTTTTTCTGGTGCAAATAAAGAATTACGCATTATTTTGCTGTGCCTTTAGATTTTCTTCTTCAATATGCTGCTGTAGAAGTGCCAAATAAACGTCCCGTTCCCAGGGCATAAGATTCTCAATCTCGGTCAAAGAATATTTATGGAACTGTATTAGTGAAAAATTGATTCTAAAATATGACTCAAGATCCATATGAGCCATAATTAACCGAAAAAACTTGTTAATCCCTCCAGCGTCACCTCGCTTTCTACTTTTGTATTTGGATTCATCACTTTAAAAGTGTGTGCAAGTTTTGGCATTGTATTAAAGAATTCTTCAATCATTTTAAATTGATTTGATGTTAATGTCTCAATCCAATCAGTCAATTCTTTTTTGGTGCAGTCTGATGCTGACCAAACATCTTCATTATTATAAACCATATCAATACAAGAAGAAATTACATCAAATGATCTATCAATAGAAGAAATTTCATTGCTACTAAAATCAAAATTATTCTTAATAAATTCATTCAAAGATGGATACTTCATTTTAAGAACTAAATTGGCATCCAATTTAATTTCTTGTGTGTGTTTTGGATCTTTTTGAACTTCAATTTCATCAATATAAACTTTAACTGGAACTTGTGTTTCTCCGTCATCACTACAAGTTATAATCAGTTCAATTGCTTCTCCAACTGATTTTGCACGAACATTCAAAAAGATATATTCAATATCAAAAGTAGGAAGTTCTTCTACTTTAATTCCTCTTGTAAGAATACAATCTTTTAAAGTATTTTTGATTGCACTAGTGATTTGTTTAACGTCTTCACTTTCTAATGCAAGAATTAAAATCTTTTCTTCTTTGACTAAAAATGGACGATATTTGATTATTTTTCCAGTTGATGGCAATTCCAACTCATATGTTGGTGTAGCAATTTTTGGTAAAGGCATAATGACCTATAGTAATTCAGTTATAATTATTTATCGGTATACTGGTTGATCTGGACTTGTTGGTCTTGGTATATTTGGACTTATTTCAACCCCAATATGTTTTAATGTAGTATATCTAGTATAACTAAAATTAATTGTTGTTTTAGTTATTGTGCTTCCTTCATAAGATAATGGAAGAGCAGTAATATTAGTTGGAAATGCATCAATAAATTGATATGTTAAAAGATTTTGATTATTTGTGGGACTATAAGGATCATTTGGGTTTAACAAAAAGTCTCTTTCAAATTTGGTAATTTCAATGATTCTTTTGTATTGATTTGGATATCTAAATCTGAAATAATTAGCATTATCTTCAAATCCAACTTGACCTTTAGGACTTGCAGGTTGTTGTTCAGAACTTCCATTAGTAGAAGTTCTATAAATTGGATTGATGAAATTCATCCATTCTTCAAACAAACGAATAATATTATATTCATTGTCCACATAAAAAGTTAAATTAAAATCAGAAAACACTCTACGATTTGGAAATCTTTCAATTATACCCTGACGACTTCCACTTTCTTCTCCAACATCAAAGGTTGCTCCAGGAAGAACTGCTTCCGCACACATAAAATCATAAGTAAATGTTTTTGACGAATTATTAGTTATTCCACAATCATTTAAATATTTTAACAATTTATTATCTTGCTCACCAGTTGCACCTCCCAAAAACATATTGACTTTAAATTGACTCGTAAGAGACAAATTGCCAAACATTTGTTGAACTGAAGGCAAAGATGATCCCCCCATATCTCTCGGGGTAGTCATCTTTACATAAAGAGGATCCACTCTATATGGATTTGCTCTGGCCATCTAAATATGCGTATAAGATTCTATACTATGTATGCCGCATCCAGACGATTCCAAATATCGGCAAGGAAGATTTAGACCTCAAAATCCAAAAAAGTATGGTGGAGATCCAACCAATATAGTTTATAGATCTTCATATGAATTAAAATTTATGCAATATTGTGATTTAACTGAAAGTGTTAATACTTGGAAAAGTGAAGAATTTTGGATTCCATATCGCTCACCAATAGACAATAAGGTTCATAGATACTTTCCTGACTTTTTTGTTAAGTATAAAGATAAAGATGGGAATACCAGAACACTTGTCGTTGAAATCAAACCAGCAAAAGAATTAAAAATGCCAGACACAAATCCCAAAAGAAGAACAAAATCTTGGGCATATTCTGTGAAAATGTGGGCAATCAATCAAGCAAAATGGAGTGCTGCAAAAGAATGGTGTGCTGATCATAATTATGAATTTCGCATCTTTACAGAAAAAGAATTAGGAATACAAACAAGATGATTGCCGAAAAAATAATCAAAGAAGCAGGAAAAAAATATAGAAGCACTGATTGGTGGACTAATTCTTTAATGAATGAACTTATGAATGTTCAAGATCAAGACATAAGTGAAGAAGATACTGGATTTATTAGACCTGGTAATTTAGTTTTCTTTTTATATAATGCAAAATATCCACAAAAATATAAATTCTGGGATAGACAACCACTATCTTATATTATAGAAATCAACAAAAGAGAGGGTTGGTTCTTTGGTTCAAATCTTCATTATCTAAATCCCCAGTATCGTGGTGGAGTTGCAGATTCCTACATAAATAAATTTGGATTCGTAAATGCTCCAAAGAAAACCTTACATAAATATCTTTTCTCTGGTGTGATGTCTGATTTATTTGTAGTTCCAGAAAAGGAATGGAGAGAAGTTTCTTTACTTCCTACTGAAAAATTTGTAGATGGAAGAGGACAACCAATATTTAAATCAAAAGTTTGGGATTATTCAGACAACTTATCTTCTCCTTAAATATGGGATATAAAATCTTAAATAACGATTTTTATAGATCTTCAGTAGGTCCTACAGGCCTTCAATTGGGAGTTGAATATGATCCAACCACTGGAGATTATCGTTTAAGGGAACAAAATTTATTAAGAGGTGCTCTTGGGGCAGCAGTATTTTATCAAAACGGAAATTGGACAAATGACGCGATACAAGATCCACAATTATTTACAAATAACGACCCATCTAAACCAACTGCACGTGCAAATCAATTAAGTGAAGATATACGTAGAGCAACAAATGCCGCATATTTACGTGGTGGAGGACAAAATAAAGGTTTAAAGATAGACCCAACAGCACAAAATCCAACTACAACAGCAGGGGTTCAAAACTATTTTCCAGGAACAAATCCAGGAATAGCAACAGCAATACCAATTGTTGGTTCAATATTATCAGGAGCTTTATTTGATTTAAATATAAAAGATTTGAAATCCGATTTGCAATTTGGATCTATAGATGAAAATTTAAAAATAAATTTACAATATCCAAAAGATGCTTTATATAATAAAACACAAGATTATTTACAAATAGGACAATTTCATTACCAACCACCAAAATCAGACGAATTATTTGGAAGAACTGACGGAGCAGTAAAAATATTAAAAAATGGACTACAAAAAACTTCTGCATTAAAAAAATATTTGGGAATTGTTAAATTACCTATGCCAAATAATGTGACTGATTCTAATAATGTTTCTTGGGGTGATGATAATATGAATAATCTTTCTGCTGCTGCTACTGCAGAAGTTATTGGTGATCTCGGCAAGTATGCAGGAGCGGCTTTAGGTGGTACTGCAATTGGAGGAGTAACGGGAGTTTCTGGAGGTGGAGGATTAGTAGTAAAAGCGGCAATATTATCGGCACTAACAGATGGATTAATAAATTCAAAATCAGCAAATGCATTATTCAAAACTGGAGTTGGATCACAAGTTCTTTCAATGGCAGGATTTTCAGTATCACCAGAAAGTATTTTAGCAAGAGGATTTGGAGTTGTTCCAAATAGTAATCTTGAACTTCTCTTCAATTCACCAACATTAAGAGAATTTACATTCCAGTATAGAATGAGTCCAAGAAGCAAAGAAGAAGCAACAGATATTAATAAAATTATAAGATTCTTTAAACAAGGAATGGCAGCAAAAAAACAAGATAAAAAATCAGGAACTAATGTATATGGTTCGGCTGCAGGAGCATCATCATATTTCTTGGGAACACCAAATGTATTTCAACTGCAATACAAAACTTCTAATGGAAATCCAATCCAAGGTGTAAATAGAATTAAAACTTGTGCATTGGTTGGTTTTTCTATGAATTATACTGCTGATGGAACTTGGGCAGCATATGATGATGGTCAACCAGTATCTGTGATTATGAATATGTCATTCAAAGAACTTGAACCAATTTATGATACTGATTATCAAAGTGTTATTTTTGATGGAAGAAATGCAGATAAAAATCTTCTTGGCGATCTTTATCCAATTTCACCAAACGATGTAGGATACTAAAATGGCATATTTTAACGAATTTCCAAATATTTCTTATCTTTCTCGTTTGCCTAATGCAAGCACAAATGAAGATTATATTACCGTCAAAAATCTTTTTAAAAGAGCAAAGATAAGATCTGATGTCATTAATGCTATTACTGCCTTTGATTATTATCAAATTACTGATGATCAAAGACCAGAAGTAGTTGCTTCAAAACTTTATGGTGATCCAGAACTTGATTGGGTGATTTTAATCACGAATAACATTACAAACGTAAGAGATCAATGGCCATTGAACAATAATGACTTATATAACTATATGATTGATAAGTATGGATCTGATGCAGCATTAACAGATGTTCATCATTATGAAACTACAGAAATCAAAGATCAATATGATCGTCTTGTAATTGGTTCTGGATTTGAAGTAGATGAAGATTTTACTGTTTCATATACAACCTTTGATAATGTAGCAATCACTGCAAATCCAGTAAAAGCAGTTACAAACTATGAGTATGAAGTTGGTATCAATGAAGATAAGAGACAAATTAGAGTGTTAAAACCACAATTCCTATCCGTAGTAATTACAGATATGAGAAATATTATGAAATACGATCAATCGTCTCAATACATCAATCAACTAAACAAGAAAACTTATAATCCACAATTTACTGGAGTATAAAAACCTTTTTGACAAAAAAATCCCCCCGATTTTTTTCGGGGGGTAAGTGTAATTAAAAAGTGATTTTGAAATCAGGACTCTGCCAACTTCTGGAAGTATGACATTGCGTCATCCTCGTCCTCATCATCATTAGAAGCAGAAGGACGAACTGAAACAGATTCCCGCACAGGACGTGAAACTTCAACTTCTTCCTCTTCATCAACTGTCTCTGGATCTTGCAACTTTGGAGTTCCACGAAGACCAAGAACATAATCAAGACGCTTCTTCAGATCTTCATAAGATTTGAATTTAGAAGGATCAGTGAAATCACCAAGATTATTCAGCGACTTATAGATTGATTCCAGGTCGTCATCATCAGACATAAGAGGTTCTGGACTTGCAAACTCTGACTTGTCATAATTCCAATAACCATCCTTCTTCACCAATTTCAGTTTGAAGTTCGCACCTTTCCAGAAATCAAAAGGATTGATTGGTTCTTCATCATCAAATTCTGGTTGCATAGCAGCCATAATCTTATCAAAGATTTTCTTACCAAACTTATAAAGGAACACTCGTCCTTCATTAGCAGGATTTGCAGGATCTTTTACAACATAGATGTTGCTGTAATAAGACAGTTTACGCTTCTGTTTACGTGCTTCTTCTTTATCACGATCAGAACCAGAGTTCCACAGAACACGATTCTTTTCACACACAGGACAATTTTGACCAAGAGTAGTTAGGCATTCATCAATCAACCAACCACCAGTGCCTTGGAATGCGTGAGACCACACTTGTGCCCAAGGAAGTTCACATCCTTCTGGAGCAGGCAAGAAGCGAATAACAGCAGAACCTGTATCACCTTTACCCATTACTGGTTTCCAAAAACGATCATCATCTTTAGAACCAGAATCGTTGAGTTTTTCAACTTGTTTGATGAGTTTCTCGGTCAAAGAACCCATACTGGATTGCTTTTTAAGATCAGCAAAAGACATTCGTATTCTCCGTATTAGTAGTATTTGAAGTATTCTTCGTATTAATTGTAGCAGGTATGAGGTCAGTCGTCAAGTGTTTCTTTAAGACCATCAATGGTTTTTTGCATTATATCGTAAAAATCATTAATTGTTTGACCCTTCTTAAGACCAAGCATTTTAGCAGAATCAAGAACTTTCTCTTTCATTTCAATTGCTTTTGGATCATCAGACAAAGAAAGTCTAAAGATAAACAATTTTTGCTTTTCCAAGAAATCAGTCATCATTTCAAGATGTTCTCTCTTTTCTTCAACATCCAAAATAGGAAGACGAAGCATATCAACAAAAAGTTGTTCTTGAAGTGAATCCAGTTCGGACATTGATTCTCTAACCACTTCCGAATCAAAAAATCCACTCATAAAACAATCTCCTTGAGAACTTCCTTATACTTTGCTACATCAATATTTATGAAAGGCATATATTTTTGAATTCTTAAACTGACGGTTTCCCACACTGGATCTGTTAGTTTCTTATCAAACTGTTTTACATAACCCAATATCATATCAAGAATTACCATAGTCTCTAAACTAATTGCTCCTTGAAAATACTTTTTAAGAATTTCTGGATGCTGATTGTTTTTGATTTCAAATAATTCTACAAAACTATCTTTGTTTATAAAAATTTCTGCTTCTGTTTTGAATAAGTAAAAAAGACTTTGAGATTTCTTCAACCAATTGTTATAAATCTCTTCACCATTTTGAATGATCTCACCAATCCATAAAGATTGTGTGTCATTACATTCTGCAAAATTTGCTACAAAATATGCTTTGATTTCTTCATCATTCTTCTGACGAGATATTTTTTGAAACCAGTAAATATCTTTTCTTTTTTTGAAGGAAGTTTCGGTTACTCTTGATTTTCCTCCGTATTTAAAATAATCATATTTTGGGTTAGAAAAATGATTTTTAATGGAAATATATAATTTATAAACTTCAAAAGGGGACATTTACCAATCTCCATTTATCAATATATTATATCAAGAGATTTTCTCTGCGTCAAGTTTTTTCTTTTGGTAATACTGCCTATAATAATCTCTTAATTTTTCTTTATTTTTTTCACTATATTGTTTATGATATTTTTTCATTTTTTCTTTATTTTTTTCTCTATAATTTTTATTAAATTCTTTTTTTGTTTTACTATTTCTACTTTTTTCATTTAATTTTTCTCTATTATTATCTCTATATTTTTTCTTAATTTCTCTTACCTTTTCTTTATTTTCTTGCACCCATTTTTTATGAGTTTCTCTTCCTTTTTCAGATTGTTTGTATTTTTTTAAAGATTCATTTCTCAATTTTTGTTTTTCTGTTTGGCTTCTTATTAAACTTGATTTATTTCTTCCTCCTATACTTCTATTAATAAGAATACCACCTTCAGTTTTTCTTCTATATGTAGATATTAACCATTCTTCAAATAAATAACTTTCTTCTTCATTATCAAAATATTTAACTATTACTATTCTATCTTTTGGTGGAGGAGAAATCCATCTTTTCCCCCAAATATGCTTTACATACGCTCTATATTCTTTACCCTTACCAACGTAATAGGGTGTTCTATCTTCTCTTACCCAGAGATAAACATAATACATTCTGCTCTTGAGTTGGGTGCATTATTATTTATATAAGAAAAGAGGCATTACTGCCTCCTCTCCACCTGTGAAGATTGCACCCAACGCAGGCATTATTATATAGTTTAGTATTACAGAGGCAAACGTGCTTTAGTAGTTTTCTTTAAAAAGTTAAGTTCAGTTGCATTATTTTTAAGTTTCTCCTTTAGTGGTTTAGAAACTAATTTAGATACACTTTCAATTTCAATTGAATTTTCTTCACAATAACTAATGATCGCATCAATATAATTGACCTTACAATTTTTTACAATTTGTTCAATCTCTTGTGCAAATTTTTGAGGACAGATAAATTTACTGTCCAATTCTTCCTTTATTTTATCATTCATATTGCTGAAGTTTATCTCTAACAAATTCTCTAATATATTCGGTGAGTAACTTGATGTACTTGCCTTTGTCGTATTCTTCATAAATTTCACATTCTCCGTTTTCACAAGCCATTATGATTACAAACTTCTTTACCATTATACCAGTCATCTCATATAACATGCAAGCATAAGCAGCACACTGTACGAAATAATGCTCAATCCAATCTCTTGGTTTTGGTTTCTTTGAAGTCTTGAAGTCAATAACTGCTAATTCACCATCGTATTCTGCAATACAATCAACAGTTCCCGCAATACCTAAAACTTTGCTATACAAAGAGTTTTCAAGTGCGTGAATATTATTTATTTTATTTAAATAAGGTTTGGCAATTCCAAATAACATTTGCGAAATTGGAAGAACTTGAGAAGAGAACTCTTCATTCTTCAAATACATTTCAGCAAGTGTGTGCATATCAGTCCCACGACTGGTTGCTTGCTTTGTGATTTTATTTGCTTTTTCTTCTCCTACTTTCTTTCTCCAGTCAGCAAAGAACTGACGGTTCTTATGACTGGTTACAGAAGTGATAGAGACAAGTTTAATTAACTCATCCTCATTAGGAACCTTATAATATCTTACACCATCAATGGTCTCCCTCTCCAATTGGGGTAGATCCAAATCTACATAGTTAAACATTACAACCCGAGTTCAAGTTTGGCAACAATGTATTCTTTGACAAGTCCAGAACGAACAATATCATCAATACCAAATTCAACAATATCAAAAGATGGCATTTTACGCAAAATACTCATAAAATCAACAATTCCATTTCTTTCATTTGCCTTTTGTAAATCTGATTGACTTGCATCTCCACAAAAAACAATTCTACTGTTTTCACCAACACGAGTAATAATAGAATCCAATTCGTGAAAATTAAGATTTTGAAATTCGTCAATAATAATAATTGAATTATCAAGAGTTGTTCCACGAATAAATGAAGTACTCCAGAATTTAACAGTTTCTTGTGCTTTTAATCCAGCATAAAGCATTTCAAAGTCTGCATCACTTGGCATCTGGAACATATACTTTACCATATTCTTATAAGGAATTTGATAAAGTGATGATTTATCTTCGTGATCTCCAGGAAGAAATCCAATTTCACGAGTTGCTACAAGAGAACGAACAATATAAATTTGTTCATAGGGAGTAATAGGATTCAAAACATCCTTTAAGGCATTATAAAGACTAATGAAAGTTTTTCCTGTTCCTGCAGCACCATAAGCAACTAAATGTTTTCCTTCACTATAAGATTCAAAAAGTTTCTTTTGATTATCAGTAAGGGGTTCAATATCTATTAGTAAATCGGCATTGATTGGTTTTTTTCTTTTTGATTGTTTTGCAGTCATATCAACCCCAATTGGTTGATCGCCACTTCTCTTTCGTTGTCTTGCCATTATGTTTTGTTAGATTTTTTTTACAGATGAACCAGGCATTTTTCCTGCTTTTTCAAGTACAGAATTCCACGAAGGATTACGACTGATGAGTTTGTCTTTCCACTCACCAACCTCTCCTGGACTTGCGGATCCTTGTGACCAATCTCTGGACCACTGGGGATTGTCCTGATACCACTGGGTGATATCGTGAACACTCATTTCAATCACTTTCGTTTCACCAGTTTCTTTATGAATAATCGGATAAATTGCCAAAATTAAATCTCCATTTTATATAAAAATATTTATTCTATGCAAATAGAAGGGGCATCTTGACATTCGGGACAATTTTCCCTACCCCAACCAAGAGCAGAAGAGATGGTAGGGAACTGACAGGTAAAGATACAACGGATTGCTTCTGCGACCTCCATATGCTCCTTCTGGGTGCCGTGAGCACTACGAAGGTCAATATAATGCATCCAACTACGAAGACTACCAGACATATACAAACGGGTCTGTGTTGCCTGTGGGAGAACAAACCTAGCACATTCCTTTGCTACACCCTTCTCAAGCATTTCGTTATACAAAGAAAGAGAACGTTCAAAATGCTTTTGAATTCTTTCTTGAAGATTTACTTTTACGTTATAGTCAAGATCGTCTGTGCTATTTTGACGATTCTTTGTGTCTTGGCGGCGAAGATCAGGCGTAGGAAGTTCAAGTTGAAGTTCCGTACTATCAGCATACCTTTGACTAAATTGTTGAAAGGTGAAAGACCTATGACGCAAGATCTGCGTAGCAATCGCCAACGAGGTGTTAATCTCAACTGTAAGGAAAGCATGTTCAAAAATGCTCCAATGCTGGTTTTTAATACAATATTTAAGCAATCCTTCAAAATTTGAGTTCTCTTGATTTTTTGGATTACTTACACGAGCACAATATGCAATATGCTTCTCTGCGTCTGGTGTTGCAGAAATAAGTCTAACTGTTGGTTCCATTAAATGTCCTCAATTTTATTATTCTTCAAAAATTTCATCGTAATCATTAGGTTCAAGATAAACATTCTTATCAATGCCAGTAATTGATTCATCAAAGTAGATCTCTGCTTTTAATGAATCAACAAGAAGTTCCATATTTCGTATGATAAGTTTAACTTTTTCTCTATCCATAATTATGAAATATTTCTATTATTTTACACAAAAAAAGAAGACATGTCAAGGTCTCCTTTAAATTATCTTATAATTCTTGTTGATTTTCTTTGAGTAAATTTGTTACAATTTTTTCAGTTCCATCCATCACTTTAACTTGATAAAGTGGAGATTTCATATACTTCTTTAGTTTTTTATATTTCTTTTTAATTTTTGTAAATTCTTCTGGATCAATATTTGCAACTAATTTATCATTCATTTTTTACTTTTCCTCTCTGGTTTAGTTACTCCATAAAATTTTGGATTTACTCTTCCATCAGTCCATTCAATTGATTGAAGAGAACCTTTCCCATATTGATCATAATATGAATCAAATATAGATACCCTACCATTTGATTGCACAATATCATAATAAGTTTTATCTTCTACAATATAAGTAATCAAATATGAATTTATTGGAAGACTTTTATTATTTGATAATGTCTTATCACATTTTTCATGAATAATTTTTAATGACATTTAAATTCCTCAACTACGGTTTCCCCAAGTAATATCTGGATATGCTTCAGAAACAATCTCTTTTGTGATTTTATATTTTTTCTGAAGTTCTTTATTCTTCACAAGGCAAACAATTTGTGCTTCAAGTGGATGCAAACCTTCCAACATTTGAATAAACATTGTTTCTCTACGAAGAGATGCTAGAGAATCATTTCCACCTTTGATAAAATTATAAAATCTCACATATTCTTTACGAATGGTAGTGTGACCTTGAGTTAAATCTGATGCATTTCCAAGAGAAGTCGTTTCATTATTACTCATAGTGTCAATGAGATTGTCAACTTTATTAGTTAAAGTTCCACTAAATTTTTGCTCTGATTTTAAATTAGAATATGGAACTTCTCCAGGAGGAAGAACAGTAATTACTGTTTCATCAAAATTCCATATGAACAATGCCTTCAATGATGGATGTTCATATTTTTGAAGAATTTCTACTTTCTTTGAATTTGATCTTTGTTTATTTACAAGATCAAAAATTTCAAATACAAAAGGATTAGCAGGAAGTTCTATATTTACAGAAGAATTAGTCGTCGTCTTCTTCGTCGTTGTTGCTGTCGTCATAATCGTTTTCAAATCTAATTGCAAGTATTTCATCTGGTAAAATATTACCATTCTCATCAAGCATTTCTGGATGCATGATTATATGTTTTCCTTTGTTTAAAAAAGCATGAATGATATCGTTTAAGAACCAACCTATAACTCCACCAATAACAAAAAATAAAAGAGTTACTAAACAAAAGATAGCTAATATTGCGGGTTCCATATTTATTCTCCGAGAGATCTTTTTTTTATATAAACTGAAAACTCAAATTCAAAATGAATCTCTTTTTGAAATAGAGAGAACATTTTACCAAATTTTAATAAAAAAGGATTTGGCTTTTTGGGTTTTGATTTCTCCCCCAATATTAACTCTACACCTCTATTTATTGGTATATCAAATGATTTTGTTTTCGGTGAGATATTTAACTGTGTCACTACAACCTCCCAACTTAATTTCATTCATTATGACTTGAGGGAAAGTAGACCCTTCTCCAAATTCATTATAAAATTGTTCTCTAGTAAAATCAGATCCAAGAGAATAAACTTTAATTGGACAACCTTTAGTTCCTGAAATATGATTAAGTATTGAAACTACTTTATCACAATATGGACAACCTTGTTTTGAATAAACAGTAAAATTCATAATTTTTTAATAATAGTTAAAACTACTCACACAATTAAAAGAAATTATATTCCTCTTTTAATTATAGTCATAGTAGGTTTCTTTGATTTTAATGCATCTATCATAAAATCACAAGCTTTATCTGGATTGGTATGATCACCACAAGTAAAAATATCTACTGCTGCATATTCTTTCTCTGGCCAAGTATGAATGCTTATATGACTTTCTGACAACAAACATATTGCAGTAACTCCTTGAGGAGTAAATTCATACTTAAGTTCTTCCAATAGAGTTGCATTGGATTGAACAATTGCTTCTCGTAATGACACCATAATATGATCTACATCATTCAAAAGATAATTATCACAAGAACATAAGTCCAGTATGTAGTGTGATCCTAATATTTCTTGTGCTGTCATTTCAATTCATTTACGCTTGGTTATTTATTTTATTTTAATATGCAATATTTTTTCTTGGGCGATAAGAATAAAGATCTGCTGGTGCTTCTGGTTTCATCCATTCCTCTATTTTATTAAGTTTATCTTCACTGTAAAAGTCTTGCTGAACATACCATAACTTCCAATGATCATGTCCCTTGGATTGATTACAAGAATGGCAGCAAGCAACTACATTCGTCTTAATGTCTAAACCACCTTTACACTGGGGAGTAATGTGGTCTAGTGTGATGTTTTCTTCTGATTCACAATAGGCACACTTGTGTTCCCATTGTTCTTTTATATTCTTCCTCCACATTCGTTTTGCTTCTGATTTACTCGTCGTTTCAAGATTAAACAGATAGTCCTTAAACGAGTGTAGAGGAACCATAAGTACCTGCGACTTATGATTATTTAGATGCCAAACCTTCCTCTCAAAGCATTAAAGTTTTGTGAGACTTCTGCTGTGGAGAGTGCTCTGTTGTATAGTGATGCAGTACCAACATTTCCACCTATAATCGTATCACTAGTAAAACCACTAGTAGAATATATGCCAATAGCAGCACCAGTAAAGTTTGCAGATGATGTTGTTGCTGGAACTGTATAGTCAAAACTTAAAGTTTGCTGAATTCCATTAAGATAAACTTTAAGTCTTGTGGCATTTGTTGATTGAGTTCCATCATAAACTACAGATATATTACTCCAAGAACCTATACTATATGCAAAATATCCTGCACCATCACCACCATTATTAACTTGAAAGTTTAAAGTTGAATTACCTGAATAATAAAAAAACATTACATCATTAGCATAATTAACACTGTCACCAAAACTAAACAACGTTCCTAATGTTGCAGAACTTGTTATTTTTATAAACGTTGAGTATGTGAATTGAGAGACATTTATTAATGGAAGTGATCTGTTGGATAAATCAATATAATCATTCGTACCATCAAAAACAATAGACCCACCATTCGCACTACTATAAGTAGGTCCATTCGTAAGAGTTCCTGTATTACCTTTACCACTTAAATCAGTCCAGGTAGTTCCACTTCCAGGATAACTCTTTAAATTTCCAGCATCAAGTTCTAAAACTAATCCAGATACTACTGAATTTGGACCACCATAAACTGCCATTAGATTCCATACCTCCCACGAAGGGCATTAAAGTTTTGTGAGACTTCAACATCAGATAATCCACGATTATATACAATAAAGGAATTTAACTGTGCATCCCAAGTAGAACTATTACCACCATATTCATCAGTACTACCCAAATCTACTCCAGTAGAAGTTAAATTAATATCTGCTGCTGTAGCAGTATTTGTAATTAATGTAGTTCCATTTTTACTAATGCTTCTTGTTGAACTATTAGTAAATCTTCTAAATGTCCAAATATTCCAAGTCTGAGAACCTCCACTTGCAACAGATGTTCTAGTATCTGCTCCACAACAACCACCCTGGTCAAAATAAACAACATCATCAGACCAAGTGCAGTGTACAAAAATTCCTCTACCATAAAGACCAGAAGTATAAAACTTAAATGCTGCCGTAGTAACTAATGCATTTTGTTTGCATATTAAAAATATTGTATATCCACTTGTGTTATCAATACCAAAAGAATTTGATGCAGGACCAGTACATCTATTTCCTAATGTTGAAAAATATGATAATGGTCCATTAGATGTAAATGTAGGAGCACTGACCCAAGTAAAGTTTTTACCTTTACCACTTATATCAGTCCAAGTGGTTCCACTTCCAGGATAACTTTTGGTATTCCCAGCATCAAGACATAAAGTTAATCCTGAAAGAACCAGTGAAGGACTATGAGATAATCCCACCTTACATTTCCTCCATAGGTTTAGACCATTCTTCGGTTGCTAAAATCACCAAAATCTCCTCATAAGTATAAGGTCCTTCTGCATCTTCAATCTCGGCAACAAATGCAGGTGCTTCACCATCCCATTTCACAAATGCCTTGGTTTCATCCACACTCTTACGCACAGTTTCAGTAGAAGTCTCACACACTTGAGAGAAATCTACTTTTGGTAGTTCAGCAACTGGAAAAATAAGGAAGTTTCTATCAGAGTACATAATCGTTTTTTAGGTATTTATATTGAGAACCTTGAACGGAGAGCATTAAAGTTTTGTGAGATTTCTGCTGCTGTGAGTGCTCTGTTGTATATTTTTACTGAAGGTATTTTACCAATAAACCACCTTTCACCACTAGGACTAAATCCTTTACCAATATTTACATTTAACATAGATCCTGCCCACCCACTAAAGGATAAACTTGATGTATAATTTCCATTGTAATATCCATTAAAATTTGTAGAACTTGTCTTAGTAATAACAGCATGATGATATGGAATTGAACTTAATCCAGAAGGCACAAGTGTTACAAAAGAATATACATCACTACCAGATCCTACAATCCAACTTAAATTTCCTGCAGAAGTTTGTTCCAGTCTTGGTCCAAGATTACTATAGGATCCATTTTCTACTAACCAATTACAATCAATTGGATTTCTATAATTTTCAACCGAATCAGATTTAAACCAAATTTCAACAGTAAAATTAGAAAATTGAGATCCTAAACTACCAAAAGAAACATAATCATCCACACCATCAAAAACAATAGACCCACCATTCGCACTATTATAAGTAGGTCCATTCGTCAGTGTTCCTATATTACCTCTACCACTCAAATCAGTCCAAGTAGTTCCACTTCCAGGATAACTTTTTACATTCCCAGCATCCAGTGCTAATACAAGACCATCAGTAACTATACGAGGATTATAACTGATTCCCATTTCTTAAAATACTTATCGTTTCTCTTAATGTTATGTATATGTAATGAAATTCCTCATAAACTGTAATGTCCTGGTCTCTCTCAAAAATATCAAGCATTCTTTTTAGCACAGGCACCTCTTGCATAAGCACGACTTACACTATTTACATAAGAACAAGACTTATCATACTTTCCACAATAAGGGCATACTGCATCTACTTCTAGTGGGTCTGGAATACTTCTACTTGGTGAAAGTAGTTTCTTTTTGATATTCTCTGATTGTTTATGTTTTCTGTGATTCATTTTGAGGATATCATAGTAAGGACATTAGAAAGAGGAACACTCCGAATAACTGGAAGAGCAGGAGGATGAGGAGCATTTTTTATTGATGCTTTTGTAGGTATTTAATCATTTCTTCCAGAAGATTTGTGTTGTCCCCTACCTGACCCAATACCATATTACAATTTCTACAAAGCAACTGACGAACTTTTCCTGTCTTATGGTCGTGGTCTACACAAAGTTTCTTCCATTTACCATCACCTTCACCTTTACAAATTGCACAAACACCTTTTTGGTCATCAAACATTTGAGTATGTTCGTCAAGAGTAATTCCATAAAGTCTTTTTAAGTCATTATTTTTTGTGCGTTCTGGATTTTCTTCGTGCCTATTTCTCACTCTTTGCTTATCACATTCTTTACATATGGAGTGCCGAACCATAGTAACTTTATTTCTCACATAGAAATCCGTAGCAAGTTTTTCCTTACTACAAGTCATACAAGTTCTATACAGTTCGGAGTAGAGTTTAGTCATTCGTGTTTTCTTTCGTGCATAATTATTTATAAAAAAAGAAACTCCGAAGAGTTTCTCCTTTATTATATCAACCGATGGTTGGAGCAGTCAAGGCAACAGGAGTTGCTTCAACTGATGCTAAATCCAAAGGAAAGTTGTGTGCATTCTTGAAATCCCACTGTCGCCAGGGGCAAGGACTATATCATCACCATTTCTGGTGTCGGACGCTAATGGTGTATTACATCTCACGCTTGAGAAACCACCTAGTCTCTGAACCTTCCCCAGAAGCGTCTGGGGCTTGGCTGCTGATTGTCTACGAGAGAGTTCCAGCAATTCATCCGATTTAAAGAGCGCCATGCTTATACAAAACGCTCGTGCATTACCTCAAATCCGAGTCCAGCAGAATTTAAAATATCTGCCCAAGTTTTGATAACATGATTCTGATTATCCAGAATACTCTGGTTAAAATTCAGTCCGTTGAGATTAAAAGCCATGGTAGAAACACCAAGAGCAGCAAACCAAATACCGACTACCGGCCACGCTGCTAAAAAGAAGTGCAGTGAACGTGAGTTATTAAATGACGCATATTGGAAAATAAGGCGACCGAAATAACCGTGAGCAGCAACGATGTTGTATGTCTCTTCTTCTTGTCCGAACTTATAACCATAATTCTGTGATTCAGTTTCAGTAGTTTCACGAACCAATGAAGAAGTAACTAAACTTCCGTGCATCGCAGAGAACAATGAACCACCGAAGACACCAGCAACTCCAAGCATATGAAAAGGGTGCATCAGAATATTATGTTCTGCCTGGAAGACAAGCATATAGTTAAAAGTACCAGAAATGCCCAAAGGCATAGCATCAGAGAAAGAACCTTGACCGAAAGGATAGACCAGGAATACAGCAGATGCAGCAGCAACAGGTGCGCTGTAAGCAACCATAATCCAAGGACGCATACCTAAACGATAGGAGAGTTCCCATTCACGACCCATATAGCAGTAGATACCAATCAGGAAGTGAAAGACAACAAGTTGGAAAGGTCCACCATTGTACAACCATTCGTCCAAACTTGCTGCTTCCCAGATAGGATAGAAGTGAAGTCCAATAGCATTAGAAGAAGGCACAACAGCACCAGAGATGATGTTGTTGCCGTACATTAATGAACCAGAGACAGGTTCACGAATGCCGTCAATGTCCACAGGAGGAGCACCGACAAATGCGATGATGAAACAAATCGTTGCGGCAAGCAACGTTGGGATCATCAGAACGCCGAACCAACCGACATAAAGACGGTTATTAGTAGAAGTAACCCAGGAACAGAAATCGTTCCAGAGGTTAGTAGAATTGCGTGAAGCAATAGTAGCAGTCATTTTCGTAAAAGGGTAAGTATGAGTCCAAGGGGAATTGAACAAGTACAGATATTCCAGTACCACCCTCCAGTACAGGTATGAGAGATGCTTTACTTCTGATGATCTCGGTTACAGAAGATTAAGAAATGTCTTGATTCCTTAACATCTATTTATTATAGCACTGTCAGGAAATCCTGTCAATACCCAAATCTTGTTTTGTATGTTGCGTGTTCTGCTTGTATTTCTGCTAAAGTTAATTCTTTATTCCAAACTTTAACAAAACCAACATCAGCATCAACTTGTTCAATACTAGCACTTGCAGATGAGTATCTACCAAATAATCTCAAACCATTGAAACCACCGTTGGTAGAACTTGTTCCAAATGTTCCTGTTGGTGCTGTACTAGTTGCTATATAACTTTTTGCTTTACTCGCACCTGTTGCTCCTGTTGAACTAAACCATATAAAGTGCCAAGCGGTATCTGCGGCATCAGTGCTTGAACCAGTAAAAGCACCAGCAAAGGCAATATTCATACGAGATGCAGGAGCATCCCATAATCCCATAAGAAAGTCTGGACTTGCCGTATTCGCATTTAGCAATCTACCTGCCGTCACTCCATTCCACTTATATGCCATTCCTACTGTAAATGCTTGTGTGCCACTACTGTAATTTGGTCCAAAAGTTAAGAAGTTATTAGTAGATGCTGTGGTCACTCTAAACACTCCACCATTCGCACTGTTCCAACTAATTCTTGGAGTAGGATTAACTACACTAATAGCGTAACTACCCGAACCAGCAATTGTGCTACCATTCGCAGGCATAGCAGAATAGTTTGCTGCATCTAAATCTAGAACTAAATTTGGAGATACAACAGCAGCAGAAGCACTTACAGAAATCCTAGAACCAACTCCTTTATTAAATGAAACTCTAGTTAAAAATGGAGACATTATCTATAACTTCCATTCACACTACCAAGCACAATATAATTTGCGGTTGTACTTGCCGAACCTACGGTATTAATTCCGGTGAAACTATAAACATCATATCCATTTGATGTGGTAACTCCAGAAATTGCCGATGCAAGAGAACCACCAAACCATTTGATTGTTCTTGATACTCCATTTAATGTAATTGCAGTACAACTTCTTGCTGTTCCCGTATTTGTTACAATCACACTAAATGCAAGTGAGTAATTATCAAAGGAACTAGCAGTAGGAATACCAGTTACATTCAGTGTAATATCACCACTTGGATTGGTACAGATTGCAATATTACCACCACCAGTATTATAAACTAAATTAGCAGTATTCAGACCAACAAGAGTAGTTTTTTCTGCAACAGATTGAATACGATAGTCTGTTGCAGTTATAACACCTACAGAAATATTTGGAGTTCCTGTAAGACCTTGTGATGTTGTAGAAATTCCAGAGGTAGTTGCATAACCAGCAGTTGTGGAACTTGTGGATAACCCACTAGAAGAAGCATAAGTTGCTATACCACTTGATGCAGCATAGGTTGCTATGCCTGCATTATCTGCATAACCAGTAAATGCAGTAGTTTGTAATGTGAGATCTGGGAATTGTAATCCATCTATATTCCAAAGCCAAGATTTGAATTGTTGATCACTAGCACCATCACGATAACCTATGTCTAAAGTAGCATATCCAGATGCGACAAAAAAATCTACGTTGGTAAACTTATTAGGCCCTACTGTCTGATCCGCGTTCATCCACATCAACTGGGAATATTGATCACTCTGTAAAGTAATGCTTTGGCTGCCAGGAGCTAGAATTAAACTATTAGGAAATTCTGTACTACCATCTTTTTTAAATACCCAATTGTAATTACCAGTAGTTGATGCATAACCTGTTCCAATATAAATTATATTGTCATCAACTTGAAGATATTGCTGTAGATTGTTACTAGCAATAGTAGCATATTTATATTGACCACCGGCAGATTTTAATCCAAATCCTCCATCTTGGTATGGATCACCCAATAATCCACCACTAGCAAAATTTATTGAAGTTACAGAAGTAACTACACCTAAAGTTGTAATACCGGAAACTGATAATGAAGTTACTGATGCAATACCACCTATTACATTTGTTGATACTCCTGCTTTTGTTGCATAAGTTGATATACCACTAGAGGTTGCATAAGTTGCTATACCACTAGAGGTTGCATAAGTTGCTATACCTGCTGATGTAGCATAAGTTGATATACCACTAGAGGTTGCATAAGTTGCTATACCTGCTGATGTAGCATAAGTTGCTATACCTGCTATGGATGCATAAGTTGATATACCATTACTACCACCACTACTTACTGTCACAAACTCTGCTTTATTGGTTGCAGAGTTCCACTGCAAATACTTACCATTATAAGAAGCAGAATTTGTTTGAATACCTACAATACCATCAAGATATTGAAAACGATATTCACCACCACCACCAATAGTGGCAATCTGTTCTTGAATACGATTTACAAATAAGTTGTAGTGCTTATTTAAATCTTCTATTGTTACAAAATTTTGATCTAATGGAGTAAGAGGATCAGAATTTTTTGTTGAGGGTGGTTCATTTAACAAACCTTCCTGTATTTGATCATAAATTTCCAATACTTTCTCAATCTTGCATTTGATTTCTGGAAGATTTAATAATGTAGATTCGGAAATTTCTTGAAATACTTGGTTTCTTATTTCAATCAGTTCTTTATTACTTTCAGAAATATATCTTTCAACTCTACCTACAGTTTTATGATAAGTCTCATCTATTACTACAGGTTTATCATTAGTTTCTTCTACAATAAAAGATTCTCTCCAATTATATAAAGTTTCTTTTTCTTTTTGAACTTCTAGTCTATCATATATTTTTGGTAATTTTTCTACGGAAGACTCTTGAACACACAAAACTTCAGTGTCATCTTGCTCACCAATGACTCCTGTTTGTCCAAGTTCCTCATCAAGATTTTTTATCTTGTTATCCAAATCCCTCAAAGGTTTAGAATACTTGATAGTCTTCTTAAAAATACTCATTAATATAAAAAAATTTTCTATAATAGTATTTATTATACCCTATACTCGGCAATTTTCTCATAAATAAATGGTATGTCAAATACCAAAAAATGTCTAAATCAGCAAGTAAAGGCAAGAAAGGATCTGCTGGTGGAAAGCAATCCAAACAAAATCAAGGTAATGCGACTGCGAATAAGGCTAAAAACGGCGGAAAGAAAAAATGAGGTCTTATGGCACGAGAGTGGAACACTCCCAAGCGTGAATGTTGGAACAAACCCATTCACCAAATACTACAAGCAATAGATAATCACACAAGGATCGGATTGGAAACAAGAGATCCATGGCACGAAGAACAGGCACAGATATTAAGAAAATACGTTAAAGGTTTAAAAGTATGGATACACGAACAGGAAGGAAGGTGAAATGAATGAGTTTCCTTGGGGAGTATGCACCATTCTTGGAGCAGGTTTAGTTTTTACTGCTTGGTGCATCTATTACATATTAAGATTGGCATATTTGGAGACAAAAGAATAATTACTTTTTCCACAAATCTCCTTCTGCTTTTCTTCTGCGAGCAAGACCTGCTTCAACATTAGAACCAGGATTGCGATAAAGATAAAGAGCATCAGGAACTTTGCTCCATTCTTTATTTTTAAGAACTTTGGTTATGGTATTAAAATTGGAAGACCCATAGAAATTAGCACCAAGATTATAAGCAAAAGATAAAAGTGCTCCTTTTTGATTCTCATTCATTTCATTCCAGTGTGGGATTTTATTCAGTGCTGGTAGATATTCATGCTCTATTGTATATTCCAATAAAGTATCTGCCTGCTCTTGAGTAATAGTTGCTCCCAATCCAAATGGTTTGCCGTGAGTATCTTTGGTAGAACCCCATCCAATTGTATAAGGTTTACCACCAGTTGCAGGATCTGGATAAAATTTTAATCTACAACCTTCAAATTTTTTAATTAAATCTATTCCTGCCTTTAAAGTCATTTGAAAATTCTTCCCCATCCAGTCTTATCTTTACTATGATCTAACCATCTATGAGTTAAATCTGATTTCTTATATACGGCACCTTTACCGTTGGTCACAGAACCAGTATATCCGTCATTGAGAGAACCATAAGGATCATTCACAACATAGTCTTGACCTTTCTTACCAATCACTACAACCATGTGCCCACCAGTAGGTGCAGAAAGAGAACCCCTATGCAGAATACCAATAACGACAGGTTTACCAGCAGATAAACTCTTATCAAGATCAGAAAAAGAAAGATTGTAACTAAACTGTGACTTAACACCATAGCTCTCAAGAACACGGGTTTGAACTGTGTGATCTGTTGAGTCACCAATTGCGAATACCTTTTGAATGTAGGCATCGTCTCCCTTTGCTCCTTTTAGAGTACCTGGTTTAAGATATTCAAGACACATAGCACAAGAAGAACTGTTGCAAGTACGATTAGCATCTCTATAATTATCTGTTTGTGGATAATAAGGAACTGACAATACTCCTACCTGTGCAGGAACTGGTGCCTTCTCTCTGAAAATTCTTACCCAGTTTGATTCATCCTCAATCAAATCTGGTTGCTTTTGCTCCAAATCCTTTTCAAGTTGCTCCACTGCTGCAACGTGCTTTGGATTCTTTTCATCATAATGTAGAAAAAAGTTATGAAGATCTATTTTCATTTTATCTTTAACAACTATCCTATTTAGTTTTTGATGCCTTTGTTATAATTATGACTATCATTAAAATAAAATACACTAAAAAGAAATAGTATACCATTAAAATAAAAAATCCTTGCCCTATATTTAGAGCAAGGATAAGTATGAATACCTATTTGTGTTGGGATTTTAAAACACTCCTGGAACTAGTTGCCCAGTGGTGAGATAAGTTCCAACTGCGATTACAAATCCAAGCATTGCGAGACGACCATTTAAAATCTCTCCTTCAGGTGTAAATCCAAATTTCATTTTAGTTCTCCTTAATAAGTTTCTGAAAGTTGATTAATTGAGTGTGCCAATAATACAAAGAAGGCAACACTTGTGGTTGTAAAAATAACTTCGGACATCAGAAAACACCAAAGAATAGTTTACCAGTAGCAACGTAAGACACGATGCCTGCAATAAATCCTAGCATAGCCCAGCGTCCGTTAGCAAGTTCTGCTCTCTCATTGTGGGTCATCATGCCATACTTGATGGCATCCTCATCAGAGATGTACATCTTTGGTTCACGCGCAAACATATTTTGTTGCCCGTGCTCATTGGTCGTTATCGTCATTTTTTCGTTTTGTTACGAATTGTTACTCAATTATATAGTAAAAAGAAAGGGGTGTCAAGCACCCCAAATCAATTATCAGAACTTAAATCCAAGACCAGTGGTAAACACAGGACTGTAACTACCATTGTTAGCAGAAGTGTTGGTAGGGAACTTCAGATCAGCAAATCCAACCAGAGAGTTGGTGATACGACCTTCAGCACCAAGCACAAATACTGCTTGACCATTGGAAAGACCAACAGCATTTTGAGCGTTAGATTGAGTGTTGTTCACAAAAGGAACTTGATAACCAACACCAGTGTAGATGTTAGCAGCACTCACACCTGCTTTACGAGCGATTGCAAAGTCATAAGTAGCAGTTGCACCACCAGCAGCACCGATTTGACTGTTAGGACCAGCAACGGCATTGATGTAAGGACGGACTGAAACAGCATTATTATTGCTGTAGTTTTTCACAGCATAACGAGCTTGTAGTGTGCCACCAGACACAGTGTTGTTCGGATTCCCACCAGTGCCAACGTTGTTTAGCAAAACACCAAGACCAAGATAGTTGCCGACGCCTTGTGCTTTCTGGGCAGCGGCGACCTCAAGGGCACTCACACGGGTGTTGGTAGCAGCAATCTCTTTAGAGAATTGAGCACGAAGAGCAGCAGCAAGAGCAGCATCAGCAGCAGTTTGGTACTCACTAATGCGATCCAAGCAAGCACTAGTCAGAGCAGCAAGTTGAGCACGAGTGGCAGGCTGTCCTGGTTGAAAAGTTCCGTTAGGGAAACCAGCAACACATCCATAACGCGATACCAGATTTGAAATTGCCTGATAAGACCAGTCAGTAGGTTGCACATCACGCAGTTGAGAAACACTTGTAACCTGTTCTGCCGAAGCATATTGGTTGACTGCGGAAAGATTAATGTCTGCTGCTTGTGCGGCAGGAGCAATCAGTCCAAGAGCAACAGGCGCAAGCATCAGTTGTTTGATTTTCATAGAAATTTGTTTTTTTGTACTAAACGACAATATGAAGATTTACAACAAAGTAAATCTTCGGTATTTATGTATCTTAATCAAATCTTAAGACAATGGTATTTTAAGGTACTTTTAGTGATTTGTCAAGTATTTTGTTCTGGTGGATTTTCAGTCATCCTTCCAAGATAAGGATCGTAATCCATCAATTCACGAATATTCATTTTTGCTCCATTTTGAGACCAAAAATCAACTAGACCATCATGACTTGATTTGTGAAAAATGTCAACGTGTTCAGGATGAATAGAAGACCCTAAAGCAATTTTATAAAGGAATATTGGAATAGAAAAAGTATTTCCAGAATTATAAATCAAATCATCTGCAACCGCTCTAGGTTTAGATCCATTATCAAGTTTATATTTTTCATTACGTATATGAAATTTAAGCAGTTTTTCCGCGTGATGACGAGTAATCATATAAGCTGCAGTTGAAAAATCATTTACAAATCTACGATGTAGTTTGACATGCAATGGACCTGTACAAATAATTGCAAGTTGAATTACATCATAATCATAAGGAACAAGTGATTGAAAATCTTTCCAAGTAAAATCCCAATACTTTGCAATTTGCAAATCAACATCATCTTCCATAAAGATAGCACATTGCGAATCTGATGTTTCAATCCAATGTTTAATTGCTTTTAAATGAGAAGTAGTGCATCCAATTTCACCAGAGGTCATATTATCTGGATATCTTCCAGAAATAATATCACTCAAATCATCTGTTCTGCCATCATATGCAGAAATTCTAGTATAATTTTCAATTTCCCAATATTTAAATTGTTCTTCCATATATTGTTTTCTTTCTGGTTGCCCATCAAGATTCAAATAATAAATTGGAGGAATATTTTTAAGTTTATATACAGATTTATTTTTATCCATTAAATTTTTGTATGACTTTTTTTACAGATGGAATATAGTAAGTTTCAATTTGCTTTTTCCAAGCAAATTCTTTTGAGTATTCTACTATTTCATTTCTTTTTTGTAAAGATATAGTTCTATTTTCTTCAATTTTTGATGATACATAATTTAAATCAATAATTTTACTTTCTGGTATTACCGTAATAAAATCTTTATCCAAATCCAAATTAGCAGTTGCCCATTCAGAAATAACAAGACCCAATCCAGCAGCAAGTGCTTCCATACAAACAAGAGCATGTGCTTCACCATCAGAAAGCAAAATAAGATTTGCATAATCAGTTAAATTATTATATAAATCTTCTTTTGACCATTCGCCAAGATAATTTTCATTTACATCAAATCTTTCATCTACAATATTTCCAGCATAATAAATTGATGGAATATTTTGAAATAAACACTGACGTTTTCTGTAATCTACTTTTGCAAGATAGATGCTTCTATTTGGAAATTTTGGAGAATCGGTAAATCTAAATTTATCATTAGTTACACCATTTGGAACAACATATAAGTTATCCTCTGGTATTCTCATTTGATTTTGATAGATATTTTTAATCCCTTCCGATAAAGCAAATACATTTGGTTTGATATTTGCAAATTGATTTGCTTTATAAGAATAAGCACCATACATTTCTGGTCTTTCTAGATAACCATAATGTGTTGTAATTGCTTTTGGAAACTGAATATATGGATATAAGAACACATAATCATCATAATGAACGTGAACAAAATCAGGATTAATTTGATTAATTGTTCCAATAATTTCTTGTGGATTTGTAGTATTAATGATGTCTACCTGATGACCCAATTCTTTCAAAGTATTTGCTGTATCCCAAATTACAATTTCAACTGCACCCCAACCAACTGGTGGAATCTGCGAAAATCCAGGACCAATGATACAAATTCTCATTGAATAGGCTCCATTTTTTCAATATTTTGAATATAAAGTTTTACTAGTTTTTCCCAAGAAAAGTTTTCCATTGCATAGTCACGAATTTCATCACGAATAGGCAAAGATGCTTGACGATTTTCTTCAATCTTATTTTTCACATATTCAATATCTTCCAATTTGTCATCATCAATTAAGGTGATAAAAGGAAGAGATGTGTCCACATCATGAGCAGCATACTTGGAAATCACAACACCAAGACCATTAATCAGTGCTTCTTTTACAACCAATGGTGTTCCATTTTCTCCATCAGAAAGAAGAACAAGATTTCCGTAATCAGTCAAATGTTGTTTTTTATGTTCATCTGACCATTCACCAAGATAATTGATTGAAGCATCAAAAGGTGTGGAATTACTATCCTTTCCCACAAAATCAATACAATCAATAGATTGATATATCCACTGCTTTTTACGATGATAAATTTGCCCAAGATACAATGAACGATTTGCCTTTACTGGTTCTTTAGAATAAGTAAAGGTCTCATGATTTGCTCCATTTTCAGAAAGCAAAAGTTTACTTTCATCAGCACCAGCATTTTTAAATGTTTGATAATCTTTTTTAGAAATACAAAAGATATAATACTTTTTATTTTTAATAATAAAATCAAAAGTTTTATCATATCCATCCCTACGATGCATATAAGATTGGTCAATATAAGGATAATGACTACTTAAAGCAATTTTAGGAACATCTGGAATAAGGTCTAGAAGTTCATGAAATACATCATAATGAAGATGCGCGAAATCATAATTATCTTCTTTCAGATAATTTAAAATCTCATTCCAATTTGGGGTATTAATAATAGTGCCAGTATGTCCCAATTTATCAAGTTCAAGAGCATAATCCCAAATTAAACTTTCAACTGCTCCCCAACCATCAGGAGGAATTGGCATAATACCAGGACCAATCATTGCAATATTCATATCAGTAAAGCTCTTTGTATGCGTGAACAAGTGAGTATTGAGAATTCCTAAAATCAGGTGTCTTCCAAGTTTCTGTTAGGTTGGTATTAATAACATAATCTTTACCACAAATAAAATAAGCAATTTGCATATAAAGATCCAACCATCCAAATCTATGATCTAGATTTTCCAAAATATAATCAAATTCAAAATCAATAAAATCATAAATTTTATGATAGTTATCTAGAAAAGTTTCAATATTATAGATACTTCCACCACCAGCACCATACCAATCTACATTTGGTTTTGCTCCATACTTATCAGTAATATAAGAAAGAAGATTGGGAGCAATTTTATTTCCTGGAACATCAAATCCAGCACATTCCCAAGATGGATCAATCTTTACTTCTCCTTGAGTAAGAACATCATCTTCCATCATAATCATATGAGTTCCACCATTTTCTTTCACATGTCTTGCTGCTTCACGAAAATGGTGAATCCAATGAAGACTTTCATCTTTTGTAAATCCATAAATTCCAGAAGGATCTCCCCAATTTCTTCTACCAATACGCATATAAGAATGAACGTATTTGCAGTTATATTTTTTTGCTAAATCAGAGTAATCTACTCCACCATCACAAATTAAAGTATAAGGAGCATCTGGATAAAATTTTCTAAACTCTTGCAAAATAAACTCTGTTGCTCTTTTATTTTCATATACTGTATGAAAGCATCCAAAAGTCATATCAATTACCTTCCTTTCTATAATAGGGTTCAATGTCGTCTCTATACAACCAGAACCAATGTGGTTCTCCTGGAGGAGTTGGTTGTACATCTGGTATCATTCCTTTAAAATCATAACTAAATGGAGCATCATAAAAACTGAAGCATTTTGGATTATTTAATCCAATCCACTTTTCAAAATTCATTCTTTGAATTGGTCCAAAATCTCTATTGTCATTTGGAAATCTATCTCTTATGGGATGAATTAAAGTTTTAACATAATCTGCTCTTGCCCACCAAAAGTTTCCACTCATATGGGGCCAAGGATCCAAACAATAATTTACACCAGAAACTTGATATTCGTCAAGTTTTTCTACTGCTTCTTTCCAACGATCAAGAATTCCCCATTCCATCTGATGCCTCCAACTATTCACTGCCCTAAACTTACGATCAGAATAGTGATCCCGAACTCCACACATATGACTGATGCCTTTTGTATGAAGATAAGCAACTGCTTTTAAATCTGGATTGAAATGTGCTTCTTCATATGCTCGTTTTAAAGTAAATCCTTCATATTCACTTTCATCAATTGAAACATCAAGAATAGTCAACCAATCATAGATAGAAACATATTCAGCAATTCGGTTTGCTTGTGGTCCATTGATTGCACAATAAATAGAAGCATTTTCTGAAAGACCACTGCGATAAATTCTTTTAAGTTGTTCGTCTACCATCAATTTCCAAAGATCTGTTCCACCAGGACTCCAAATATGATAATAAACTGATAATTTTTTAGTCATAGTTATTGATTATGATATTGTTGATTATTTTTAGAGATATGTGTAATTTTTTCTTCAAAATTACAATACTGTTTAAAATCTTCTGGATAAGCAAACGATGGAGAAAGTGTATTCACTTTATCTTTATTTGTAATGAAGAATTTGTTAAAATATGATTCTTCATACCACACTGGTGTGGTATTTTTTTCTTCATCTTCTTTTGTCCATTTGTCTAAAAGTTCCATCATTTCAATAATTTCTGGAACTTTACCACCCCACAAACACCCTTGATAATAAACAGAAGTATCCATATCTTCTGTAATATAAGCATTTGATGATGGATTTATATCAAAAGATCCAGGAAACTTATTATGAGGGGGAAGTTTTAAATAAGCACAAGGATGATGAACGCCAATATAATCTTTTGAATCATCTAAAAATTCTTCAACAGAAACAATTTTTTTGACTACCATATCAGCATCAATGGATATGAACCAATCACATTCACTGATAATATCCTTTGCTCTTAAAATTGTTTCAAACGTTTTATAAAAAACGTCAGGCCATCCAAAATGTTCTGTTTCTATTTTAATTACGTCTTCTGGAAAATCACCTTCCCCATCAGTAAATACAATAAATTTTTTTTCTATACCTGGAAGAAAATTATCCTGAATAGACATATACCAATTTGGAAGAAAATTTAAATAACTTCCTGTTCCAAAAAATGAAATAGCAACTTTCATAATGAATTCAAAGTTTTTACTTGTTTAATTATACCACTATCAATTGAATATTCACATTTCCAATTGAAATATTTTTTTACTTTTGTGGTGTCTATTTTTATGTATGAAAGTTTTGAATTTTCATTTTTATATGTAATAGTTGGAGAAACATAAAGAAGAATTTTTTTTATCAACTCTTGAATAGAAATAGAATTAGAACTACCAACCAAAAATAAATTATATCCACTCAACTTTGTTTGTATTGATTTTAACAACAAACTAATCAAATCATCCATATGAATAAAATCAATAGATTCTTCAATATTTGAAGTTATTGTAATATTATCACTTACGATGAGTTTATCTATCAATCCATTTACTCTGTTTGGTGTAGGTTCACCACCATAAACATTAGTGACTCTAAAAATTATACTTGAAAAATTGTTTGTTTTGTGAAGTAATTTAATATAATTTTCTAAAAGTAATTTGTGTACGCCATAGATTGATTTTGGATTTGGTAATGAATTTTCATCACTTATAATATTGGATTCAGAACTATGCAAATCGCCAGCAGTAGAAAGAAAAATAATTTTTCCATTTGGATTTGTTTTTAAATAATTTTTAAAAATTTGAAAAGGAATCAGCACATCACTTTGAAATGATGCTTCCAAATCTGTAAGATTGTTCCTTGGTGTAATTGATGAGGATAGATGTACCAAGGTAGAATTAGGTAAAAATTCTACATCTGGAACTTGATTGCGATAAGAAATTGGAATATAGTTACTGAAATTTTTAACCAACTCTTTACCTATTAAACCATTAGATCCAGAAACATAGATCATTAAAGAATCTCCCAACCATCACAATAAATGTCTTTTGTATTATGATGAGAATACGAAGATCCAAACCACATTTTAGGTGCAATAACCTTTTTATTTGGATTTTGAATCAACCAAGCACCCCACCAACTCATACTACTATTTGCAATTATAGCATGATCACACAAAGACATCAAGCACAAATCTGTATAAGGAACCAAAGCCCCATCAGAATACTTATCTTCTGGTTCAGATAACATAAAACGATCTGGTGCAAAAAATTCTTGTTCTTTACACCATTCAATTGAATCCGAAAATACAAGGATTGGCATATCTTCTGGAAGCAGTTTAATTGCTTCCTCATAATATTCTAATGGTTGAACTGGATGTTGATCAGAACAATTCACATATGCCCATTTAAATCCCCTACGATCTACAAGATTTGGATCTCCACGACGAACATGAAGAAAAGCAATTTCCTGCCCCTCAAACTCTTTTCTAAATTGCAAGCAAGGTTCCAACCATTCTTTTTTAAAAATAAAGTCTTGACGAATTTGTTCTTCAATATTTTTAAAATATTTTTCAGATTGAAAATATCCAATAAGTGTTACATTATCAGGACAAGTATTATGAAACTCTTCACTATAATGAAAATGTGGTTCGCCAACTGATGGAAAATTTGCCACATCAATAATAGATTGAATATCAAAAGCATCCCCAAGTCCATAATTATCAATTCCTTGAGAATTAAAAGGAGGAATGCAGTAATCAAATCCCCTACGATGTGCAATACCTTTTAAAGCAGCATATTGAAACATTTGATTTCCAAGTCTACCATTATTACCAAGTTGATTACATGCTAACATAATTTTTCTCCATATCTTTAAACACTTTTAAAATTCCCTGCTCAATTGTTGTTTTGGGTGTCCACCACTTGGTCAAATAAGTATCTGGTTTATTCTTTTTATCCATCTGAACACTATCTTTCTCTTCAGATGGTTGAAGTTTAATATCATATTTTCCAATCAAATTAAACTGTCCAATAATAATGTTGGCGATATCAAGAATTTTTGTAGATCTAAAACTTGTAATATGAAGATTATCTTCTGGTGTAAAAGAAGAATAATTTTCCATAATAGTTTCAAGTGCTTCACAACAGTCTTCAGCATACAAAAACTCACGTTCTTCCTGACCATCGGTTAGCATATCAATCACACTAGTCTCAAATCCTTTACGAATAAAGTCTGTAATAACGTGTGCTTTCTCGTGATCATTCTCAATACCATAAACATTCCAGAACTTTACAATCAATCCATTTAAAGACTTGGTATACAGTTCACCAACGTTCTTGAGAACTCCATAAGGAGAGTAACTCATATTACTCATTTGAGATGAAGCAAAAATGAATCTCTTATTATACTTCTGAAGAAGACCAAAAGCATTTGCCATCAAACGAGCATTATTATCAATGAACTGAAAAGTATGTTGATACTTTTTCAGATAACGTGATCCACCAACATCAAATGCAAGAAAGAATACAAAGTCTGCAGTCTCAATTGCATTTTCAAGATATTGATTAGGAATAACAGTCATATCGTGATTAGGAGTTTCCACCTTATCAAAATCAATAACTACGTGTTCTTTACTACGTAAGTATTGTGAAAGATAGGACCCAATTTGTCCACTGGATCCTAAAATTGTAATTTTCATAAAATTGAATTACTGAACATTAAAATTTTCTTTAATCTCTTCAATCAATTTTATGTCATTTGAAGCAACACCCAAACCATAAGAATTTTCAAAATTTACTTTTGGAACTTCAAGTTGAGAGAAGAAAAGTCCAACTCCATCTGGAGCAGATATAGTATCATGAAATATAATTACTCCATTTTCTTGCAAAAATGGTGCCCAAGTATCACAATCATTCTTACAATTATCATAATCATGAAGACCATCAATATGAAGCAAATCAATTTTTTGATCCCAAGTTTTTGCTACATCATCAAAGTACCCTTTAATAATTTTCAAATTATCAAGTTTTAATTTCTCTCTAATATCCAAAACAAATTGATAATCATCAGACTCTCTTATGGAATGTTTTTCTGTTTCAAAACAATCAATACCAATAACTTTATTTTTTCTATTATTCAATGCAAGAAAAAATGCCGAATACCCATAATCAACTCCAAGTTCAACAGTTAATTGTGGATTTATTCTATTCAGCAACCAAACAACAAACTCATTATGACTTTTTGGAGGTAGATTCCAACCAGAAGGAATTGCTCCCAAAATTTCACTTATATTAGTATCATCCAAAGAACGAACATATTCTCTAAAATTAATTTTCCTATCTTCAATCCAAGAAAAATTCTCAACCATTTAATTGTCCCTCAATCCATTTGTAAGTTTTTGAAATACCCTCTTCTAAAGTCATATTATAATTCCAATTAAGTTCTTTACGAATTAAATCATTATTAGAATTACGACCACGAACGCCAAGGGGAGCGTCTAACTTGTGCATTTTTTGCACATCTTTACCTGAAACTTTAGCAGCAATATCAACTAACTGATTGATAGTGACCATTTCTTCTGAACCAATATTTACTGGTCCAATGAAATTAGAATCCATCATACGACGAGTTGCTTCAATACACTCATCAATATAAAGGAATGAACGAGTCTGTTTACCATCACCCCAGACTTCAATAGTGCCACCTTCCTGTGGAAGATATGCTACTTTACGACAGATTGCTGCTGGTGCTTTCTCGCGTCCACCTTCCCAGGTTCCTTCTGGACCAAAGATATTATGATACCTAGATACACGCACAGGTATACCATGATTCCTATGGTAGGCAAAGTAAAGACGTTCCGAAAAAAGTTTTTCCCATCCATATTCGGAGTCTGGTGCGGCAGGATAAGCGGATTCTTCACAGCAGTCAGGATTATCGGGATCAAGTTGATTGTGCTCTGGATACATACATGCAGATCCAGAATAGAAGATCTTGGTGTTATTTTTACCAAGTCTTTCATTCATTTTACGTTGTTCTTCAAGAACATTCAAATTAATTGTTACAGAATTATGCATAATGTCTGCATCATTCTCACCAGTGAAAACAAATCCTGCACCACCCATATCAGCAGCAAACTGATAGATTTCATCAAATGTCTGAATATAACGATAGGGAACCGAGTGGTAAAAATTACCAGCATCTCCTCTATATTCAAGAACACGACTAACAAAATCTATATCACGAAGATCTCCCTGAATAAATTCATTTGCTTCGGTAGAAGAAAACTCTGGTCTCTTAAGGTCTACACCACGAACCCAATATCCTTCGGAACGTAGTCTTTTGACCATATGACTTCCAATGAAACCACCAGCACCAAGAACAAGTGCTTTTTTAATATATTGACTCATAAAAATATCAAACTTCTATATTATGTATTATAGCATAAAATGTCCAATCCTTCATCCAAAGTATATTTTGGATCAAATCCAAGAGATTTGAGTTTATCTACATTCAAAGAAAAATTCTTTGCTTGGACCATTTTGTAAAATTCTGGGGTTTCAATGCCAATTAATTTACTTTCACTATTAAGTTTTTCTTTAAGTTTTTCAATAATGGTTCTAAATTGAATTGGATTTCCACTTGCAATATTATAAATTTCGTTGGTATTTCCTTTATCCATTATAAGTTTTAAAGCAATACAGACATCATCCACATGCATATAATCACGAAGAACCTCACCATTATCATAAAGAGTAATATCTTTATTTTGTCTCATTAAAGAAACCATATAACCAAGAACATTTTTCTTTGGTGATACAGTTTTATCAGTTCCATAAAGATTAGCTAGACGCATAATCCGATATTTGACACCAAAAGTATTACAAAAAGAAATAAGAAGTTGCTCTGCTGTTCTTTTTGTAATGGAATAAAATCCTCTTGGATCTGGATTATCTGTTTCTTTTGCATCAATAATATCTGGACCATAAACAAATCCAGCACTCACATAATTAAAAACAATATCTTTATCTTTACAGTACTGAAGAACATCCATTAAAACATTCAAGTTTGTATTGATATCAATATTGAGATCTTCATAAACATTATAATTTGTAGTTGTACTAATAAAATAGAGAATATCTTTTGTTACTGGTGGTCTTGAATCTCTTGGAATTTTGAAAACTTCATCAGGATAAAGATTGCAAAATGCCTCACCAATAAATCCAGTAGATCCATAAACAGAAATTTTATTCATATTTTTCACACTCCTTAAAAGTTTTCCCAATTATATCTTTATTGGAAAGAATTGGTTCCTTATTAAGTCCCCATTCAATTCCTAGATCACTATCATTCCAAAGAAGAGTCCTATCATATTCTGGATGATAATAATCTGTGGTTTTATAACAAAACTCTGCCGTATCAGTCAAAGTATAAAATCCATGAGCAAATCCAGGAGGAACCCATAATTGCAAATTATTTTCAGATAATTTAATTCCAAACCATTTTCCAAATGATGAAGATGATTTTCTCAAATCAACAATCACATCATAAACTGCACCAGAAATACAACGAACAAGTTTTCCTTGTGAATGTTCAATTTGATAATGAAGACCCCTCAAAACTCCTTTAGATGACTTTGAATGATTATCTTGGACAAAATTATATTTTCCAACAATTTTTTCAAATTCTTTCAAATTAAAAGACTCCATAAAGAAACCACGTTCATCCTCAAACTTTTTGTTTGTGATGACATAAGCATCTTTCAGATTAGTTCCTATTGCATTCATACCATTTAATTGTGCTTTTTAATCCTTGTTCTAAATTAAATCTAGGAGACCAACCAAGTTCTGTTTTAATTTTAGTAATATCAGTTGAATATCTACGGTCATGCCCTGGACGGTCTTGTACGTATTCTATCATATCTTCATCCTTTTCCATAACGTCAAGAATCTTTCTTATTAATTCAAGATTTTTGACTTCACATTCTCCACCAATATTATACTTTTCTCCAAACTTTCCTTTTTCTGCTACAACTGAAATTGCTTCACAATGATCTTGAACATATAACCAATCACGAATTTGTTGTCCATCACCATAGATAGGAACTTTATTTCCCATCATTAAATTTTTAATTGTTTTTGGAATTAACTTTTCTTCGTGTTGTCTTGGTCCATAATTATTAGAACAATTTGTAATGATTGCTGGCAATCCATAAGTGTTATAAAACGACATTACAAAATGATCACTTGCTGCTTTTGATGCTGAATATGGATTTCTTGGATTATAAGTTGTTGTTTCTGTAAATTTACCTTCTTCAATTGAACCATAAACTTCATCAGTTGAAATGTGAATAAATTTCTCCACTTCATACTTCATTGCAAGAGTTAAAAGTTTAATCGTTCCATTAATATTTGTACTAACAAATTCAGAACAATCTTTAATTGAATTGTCTACGTGACTTTCTGCAGCAAAATGATAAATGGTTTTAATTTTATTTTGTTCAAATACATAATCAGAATGATTAATATCAAGTGGATACAAATCAATATCTAAACCTGAAATGTTTCCATAATCAGCAGCATAAGTCATTTTGTCAATACAAATGATTTTTTCACTTGTTCTTTTTTTCAAATGATGAATAAAATTACTACCAATAAATCCGCACCCACCAGTTACTAAAATTGTCATAATTAATTATTTTTAATAGAATACTTTTCTAAAATTTCTGGAGAATACTGTTCTATTACATTTTCTTCTGATTTTTTTAATCTTTTTTGCTCTTCAAGATGGTGAACTCTATTTCTAATTTCAGTTGAAGAATACTTATGTCTTCTCAAATGAAAAAACAATTCTATTCCATTATCAATACAATATTGTTTTGCAGTAAAGTCTCTATCTTTATATTCTTCACTCAAAAACCGTATGTGAATTGTTTGTGATTGAATTAAATTGAGAAGATCTTCTTCCGTTTCATATACAAGAATTTCATCAACATATTTACATCCTTGAAGTTGAACATATCGCTCATATGCAGATTGTACTGGTTTATTTTTAATTCCGGGACGATCTATTGTCGGATCAACTTGAAGAGCAACTTTCAAATAATCACACATTTCTTTTTCCATTTTAAGCATCGTGACATGTCCAGCATGGAAAAGATCAAATGAACTGCAGTTAAAACCAATTTTCATACAATAAAGTCTTTTTTATTATTATACCAAAAAAGGAGAGTTTATGCAACTCTCCCATCAGGTCATTCAGGCTCGCCACCAATTCTTTGACTGGAAATTGGAAACCAGGCGGGAGAGAGTCCCATCCGCACCACTTGCTCTTGAGAAAAGCAAGAAAACAATAGGGTCATAATAACTTAAAAGATATTCTTTTCCAATTAGGAAAATTTTTAGACAAACATCTATTTCTAATAGATGCTAATGACACACTATACACTTCACCAACTTCATTTAAAGTATTAAAAGATTTATTATCTATCAAATACTTATACTGATAATTAGTTTTCAAAGGTAAAACTTCTTTTCTTCTTTCTGCTGCTTTTTTATTCCTTTGTTCTCTTTGATCTATTGTTAAACTTTGCCAATGGGATTTTACAGAATTACTAATATTTTTTTTATGGTCTTCTGTAATAATTTGCAGTGGTCTGACAATTTTTAATTTTGTACTGATTTTATTCTTATGCTCTTCTGTTAGTGAAGAAAGACTACCAGATTTACCACCACTTTTTTTATTTAACAAATTATTTAAGATTGATATTAAATATTTTTCGTGTTTTAAAGCATTTTCTTCAGAAAGATTTTGTTTTAGGAATAAAATTTTATCTTTGTTTGGGCGAGGAACATTATGATTTTTATGAAATGCTCTACGCCCTTTACCTTTTCCAATGTAATAAGGTGTTCCATCTTCTCTCAAATAAGCATAAGTATAATAGGTCTCCATAGTTTTATTTTTAGATGTAAAACTATTTATATGGATTGGCTCCACCAGTACTTTTAAAGTCTCTCCGTGACTTCGAGGGGGTCCCGACCAGTGCGCTTTTTAAGTCATCCCGAGACTAGTGCTCGTTGTCGGTTACGATCCGACCTGTGCCGATTTATGAGATCGGTGCTTTCACCAGATAGCTAAACGAGCATTCGCTATTCGCAAATAGCGAATAGCAATACGAGTGCCTGGATTCGAACCAGGTCAAAGCCGCTAATCTGGCGGAAAGAGTTTATAAAACTCCTCTGACTACCAAGTCTCACTCGCAAAAACTCATGAACCTTCTTCGTGATCAGTGTGGATGCGTATGACTTCTTCATCTACAATACCATCAACTGTATCTACAATATATTCATAATCTTTTGTAGGCATTATCACCACCTCTTTTTTTTCATCGGTGACTATAAAAGACTCTCCATTTTCTACTCTTTCTAGTAGATTATCAAAATTTTTTTGAAATTCTTCTACCGTAAACTTTTCCATTTCACAAATCAATATAAAAATATTTTATCAGTTATTAAAAGGTTTGTCAAGACTTATTTTTGATTACCAAGAAATTTAGCAAGAGGATCTTTTCTAGTTTTAACAATTTCACATGCTCTCATATAAAACATATTTTTCATATTTCCAGACATTTCAAATGTTTCCTTTATCTTCACCCAATTGTCATAGGTGTGTTGATCCATTTGTTTTGTATCAGTAGGATACTATAATTTATAATTATTAAAATTTACAACTGTGTGAAAATCAAAACTTATCTAAATGATCTTCCAATCTACTCAAAAGACGTTCCACATCTTGTGTATCTGGACCACCATCTTGTTTAGCATAAAAAATATAATCATCCAATGATACAGTAAGCAATTCAATATCATTTTTTGAAAATTTTGGGGATTCCCAACTCATTTAATTTCAAACTCCATTTTTCTAATTTTACGGTTTCTTCTTGCTTCTTGATATGCAAGATCTTCTCTTGAAAAAAGAGAAGAAGAATTATTTTGTTGATTTGGTTTTGATATTAACTCTACCAAAGTCAAATCTAATGCAGTAATTTTATCATCTTTTACTGTTGTTAAATTATCACATCCACAGCATTTAGTTTGTGTTGGATGTGAGTGCAACTCTTTGTTGCACATTTTGCATCTTACCTTTAACATTTTAAATTATTCCTTTAAATTAGTCAAGTTTTTTATATTATAGCATTAATTTCTATTCAAGAAAAGATCTCAACATCCAATGGAATTTGCCGTGCTTTTCCATTATAGTTTGAACTAAATTTGAAGTTGCATATTGTTTTTGTTTATCTGCTTCTTCAGAAATTTCTGTAAATATTTCTACAATCTTTTTATTATCATCTCTCAACTGTCTAACCATTTCCATAGCACCAATATCTTGGGCACTATTTGATGCTTGTTCAATTTGAGTTACTTCAGTAATTCTTGTGAGAGTGCTGACTGGTTTCATTCCCAAATATCTCATATGTTCGGTGAGAGTATCAATCTCTTCAAACATTTCATTATATTGTTCACCAAAAATGGTGTGTAGTTGATGAAAGTCTGGTCCAACAACATCCCAATGATAAATCCAGGTTTTTTGAAATAAAACAAAAAGTGACGCTTGAGCATCACTAAGTGATTTAAATAAAGTTTCCATTATCCTTTTTAAATATTTATAAGCGAATGATCGGACTTGAACCGACGACATCTAACTTGGAAGGATAGCGTTCTACCACTGAACTACATTCGCATTTAATTTTTTGGGCAATCTTCAACCCAAGGAGCACACAATCTCATTTCGCCTCCAAGAACTGATTGGGCATAAGACCCGTCTGGTGGTTTCTCTGAATATCGTGGTTTAGATATTCTAACATTTCCATCGTCTCCTGTCAAACGTTCATACTCTGCGATTGCTCTATCAACATCTCTATGAACCCTTCTATCAAGTTTCTCTGGATCTTTAATGATAAAGTCGTTAATAATACTATGCGGAAAATATCTTCTTTGAACTTCGTCAAGTAAATCCCAAATATTATTCTGTTTAATTCCAGTACATTGGGAAAGTAATCCTATAATAGAACTCAATACAATTCCTATAATTGCATATTGCTTTATATCTGGTTTTTGTTTACCGAATTTAAACATAAGAAAGGAGAGCATAAACACTCCCCTTATATATTAGACTTCTACTTGAATCAGTCGGGATGCATAATCATAGGCATAAGATGTGCGAGCACCATGATGTCCCCACGAAATCCAACTATAAGCATCGTTCATATAAGAATAAATTGACCGACCACTTTTTTTCATACGGTCTTCAATTCTCTTCCATTGAACTTCGTTTGTAAGATACCGAAGTTGCGTATTAAGTGATGATGGAGAACCACCATACTTTTTAGCAAAATCACCCAATCCATAATAACGATTAGTAGATGTCCATTGAATCAAACCATAACCACCGTAGCAGTTATAGTAGGATCTTTTACTACCACCTTCACAAACATTAGACTGAAATGTTGATTCCTGTTTAATGTTGCCCATGATAGTAGCAAGGGCGTTTTTATCTTTAATTCCAATGTCCTGAAAATAATCCAGTGCAACATTTTCATTTTCATTACACCCTTTACAAATTAACCTTTTCTCTTTTGGCTTTTCGGGAACAACCTCTTTGGTCGTTGTCTTGGTCTCAAACTCCTTAATAACAGAAAACGGTGGAGGACCACCGACAGGGGGAGGAGGAAATAAACCAGGCAATGTTGCCGTATTGGTCGTAACCGCTGCCAAAAGGGGCAAGGTTACTGTAAAGAAATTTTGCATTAAGTTTTACTGAATTCTACATCCCAATAGAAAGGGGGTACACCAACCCTTTCGGGAGGCACTTTCCTGGGCTCTAATTTTCACAATCAAATTCTCATAATATTAAAACCTACTCATAATAGGAATCCAAAAATGGATTTTTACATTATATCACAGTATTTAGAAATGGTTAAAAATCTAAAAAGTTTCCGCTGATATAATCAAGTGATAATACTTCAAGGTTTTCTTTTTGAATTACCCAATCACGGATTTCACTATAGATACATTCCGCATCTCTTGATCTACCCTCATCACACAAGTCGTGCATACGATCAATATGTTGTTGTATCGTATTATTGCAGATTTTCTTGATATGAAGTCGCATTAAAGTAATCCTTCCTAAAATACCTTGAAAGTATGTTTATATCCTATCACACGTTCAAAATTTTAGCAACATATCCTTTATGGTGTTCTATACCACAAAAGACCAAAAGTATTTTCTATAAATAATTTTAACGGAAGAAAGTATTTTTATGGAATGGAAATATAACGAAAAAGATTTTATTGAAATTCCAAAAAATATGGAAGGGTTTGTATATTTAATTACTAATCTCACGAATAATAAAAAGTATGTTGGCAAGAAACATTTTTGGACTCGTCAAAAAGATAGAAAAACTGGAAGGAGAAAAAAGAAAGAAAGTGATTGGAGAAATTATTATGGTTCTTGTGATGGATTAAAAGAAGATATTAATTTGATTGGAAAAGAATATTTTTTAAGAGAAATATTATACATATGTGCTCATAAAAAATCTATGTCTTATTATGAAACCTATGAACAATTTAACCGAAATGTATTAATGACTGATGAATACTACAATACAAATATTGAGGGAAGATTTTTTGTAAGTGAAAGAACAGGAATATATGAAGTAGTATTAAGGAATGATAAATTTAGAGAATTGGTAAAAGATAGAATGATTGGAGATAATAATCCAGCAAAAAGACCAGAAGTTAGACAAAGATTGAGTGAAATGTTTTCTGGTGAAGGAAATCCTATGTATGGTTCAAAACTTACTGATGAACATAAAGAAAAATTATTTTTATCAAGGAAAAAACAAATAACAGATGGAATTAACACTTGGGATAGTGTAATTTCTTACATGAAAGAAAAAGATATTCATTGGAACAAGTATATAGAATTAATAGAAAAAAATAAAATATTTTATGTTGATGGAAATCCTATAAATTTAAAAACAATAAAAAATAAAATAAATCATAATTTAAAATTATGGGAATGTTTAATCACTGGATATATTTCTACTGCTGCTGGTCTTTCAATATATCAAAAAAATAGAAATATTGATATTTTACAAAGAAAAGAGTTTAAATGATTTATCATTCTACAAACATTCTATCAAATAAACAAATCCAAAATTCTCTTGAATATCTTCTGTCTCAAAAACTTCCCCATTGTATCTCCAAGGGTTTTCATAACTCATTCGGGTCCCTAATAATATTCAAGTTATTTATAGATATAACTTATCTTCAACCCTAACAGAGTGATTATAGTCATAAAAAAAGCACCTGTCAAGGTGCCTTAATAAATTGTAATATTATATCAACCTTCAATAATTTGATTGAACCAACTCTCACTCATATTATTGATAATTGCATTTGCATCTTCCATAGTTGTTGCAAAATTGTTTTCTAACAAATATGATACTACAACTTCATATGCTTCATATGCCTCTCTATTGAGTTGCTTTTTCTCTTTAGGAGTCAGAGCACCTCTTTGTGCTCCTCTTGCTGCCTGCTTTGCTTTTACGGCAGGATCAGCAGACTTGTGACCGTATCCGTGAAGACCAGGACTTGTGGAAGTTGTCTTACGGAAATCACCCATCTGCTTTCTTGCATAATTATTTCTTGCTTGTGGATTACCATAACCAAAAGTTTTTTTGTCTGCTAATGTATTTGCTCTATCAGCAGCCTCTCCACCACCTGTTGATTTTGCAATCTTATTACGAATTTCGGTTTCATCATAACCTCTTTTAGCCATTGCAGTTGCTTCATTCATTTTATGGTCGGTTGCTGCTGCCTTTTGGAACTTTTCCTTTCCATACTTCTTACGTCCAATTGAAGCAGCAACAGCACCTGGATCACGAACACCACCTCTAGCAGCAATAGATGCTTCTAACTTCTTAAATCCCATATACTTTTCATCAACGATCTCTGTCTCTTCTTTTGCTACTTTCTTCTTTTTCTTTCCACCTTCTTGATCTTTACCTAAAGCACCAGCAATAACGTCTCCTCTGGTTACTTTGTCATAAGGAGGATAGTTATTAGCAAGATTGCCATCACCCTTACCTTCATAAACTGAAGAATAAGCTTCAGCAATATCCCTTAAGGTCTTTGCCGTTCCCCAGCTCTTTGGGGTAAGTACGTTGAGGTCTTCGTGATTCATTTTAAAAATGTGGAAATTTTTTTATTTCTCATAATATTTAGGTATTATCTGTTTTATAACTAGATTTCTTCTTGTTTTCTAATTGTTTTAATAAATTTTGGAGTTTCAAAAGTTTCTCTTGTTGAGAAAAAGTTTTCTTTTTATGAGGTTTTTGAAACTCCTCATTCATTTTCCTACTCCATCAAGCAATATATTGCTTCCAGTATTCATATGGAGTCATATCAAACTGCTCTTTCGTCGCCTGATAAGAACGAACCTTTGACTCACCAGTCTTTTTGTCTGGTGCAACCATATGAGTTTTGATTTTTTTAGAAGTTGGTTTGTTCTTTTTCTCTGCCTCAAATGCCTTATGAACTTTTGCAGCATCATCATACATATGAGTTTTTTTAGCACCGCTCTGCTTTGCAACTGCATTTGCAACATCTACTTTTTTCTTTCCAATATCACCACCTTTCATTCCACCAGTATAGTGGATTTTATTCATAGGAACATCAACACCGTGCTTTTTCAAATGACCGTGAAACTCTTTTGGTTTATCAAATTTGGAACGAGCAGTAATAACGTGAACGTTTTGCCCTCTTGCCTGCTTTCTCTTAATATCTTTGATTACCTTTTTATTTGGACTTGAAGTTTCCTTAAACTTTTTAGCACTTTGGAACTCACTAAAATCATAAGAATGTCCCTTATCAAGTTTATGAGTATTAAATTCCTGATTACTCAAACTCTTAACTCTCTTTCCAGATGAATCTTTTACGTGAACCTTTACATTTGGTTTACCTTTCTTGCCGTGTGAGAACAAGGTCTCATCAACATCATATGCGTGAACTGTTTTCTTTGGTCTAGTTCCTCTTGCTTTCTCTTCAATATACTCTTCAAGAATTACAGACACAAAACCTTCACTTAAAGCATCAAACATATTTTCAGCAGAATCAACATCTTCTACAAATTCACATTCAATCAAAATTTCAATTACATAATCATAAGCACTACTATAATCAATTTCTTCTTGAACACAATTTGGAACTGTTTTTGATCCTTTCTTCTTGGTGCCAACCATTTTATAATTTTTCCAGCAAGGATCTTTACCTTTCATTTCCTTTTCTTCATTTTGTGCTCTTAATTGAAGTTCAAGTTGTTCTTTAAACTCTTTTTTTCTTGCTTCGTTGTCTCTTTCTTTTGCTTTATCAGACATTCTGCGAGACATAAAAGCAAGATTAGATGCCTGCGTATGCTTTTTCTCAGCTTCTGGATGACCAAAATCACCTCTTTCAGAACCAGTGTGATGAAGTTTTGACGATTGCTTCATCATTTTATCTGCTCTTTTTTGAGTAGGAGGCATATATCCCTCATCAAATTTCTTTTCTTCTTTTTGAGCACCATAATAAGCACCAAGTGCTCTATTAATTCTTTGCTTCTTACTATCACCCTTGAATGTTTTATTCTTTGAATGAACGAAATCACTGATTGTTTTACTAACATCAGCACCTACATCAATCTTTTCACCAAGTTCAAACTCTTCGGTTTCTATTCTTGCTCTTCTATCATTTTGATTGCTTACGTGCCAATCTTGATATTTTGTAACTTTACCTGTCTTATCTCTAATAAATTTGGTTTTCGTCCAATTATCTTCTTTTTTTCCTCTTTGTTTTTTTTCTCCCCAGTTAAACATATGCCTATCTGTTCTATATCTGTTTTGTCCTCTTTCATTTCCAATATAAGGATTATTTGTTATTCCTGCTCTTTTATTTCTTGCTGTTTCCTTTTCACTTCTTGATAGACTATTATCAACCTTTGCTTCACTAACTTCTACTTCTTCTTTCTTTACTGACGCAACAAAACCAGGAAGTTGTGGTCCTGCTTTCTTTGCTCTTGCTGCTCTTCTACGAGCAACTTCAGCATCTGCTTTATTTGCAAATTCTTTTTGCCCTGCAATATCTGGATGTTCTGCTGCAACACCTTCACTGTAAAATCTTTTAAACTTAAAAGTTCCAGACATATGAGTAAGCAATACCTTCTTTTTATTTATAAAAAAAAGAGGGGTCAAAACCCCTCATATCATAGTTGAAATCCAGCAAATGTATCTTTTTCAACATCTTGTTTAATACCACCAACCATATAACTTTCAACTTCTGTTTCTTGTGGTGCTACTTGCAATCCTTTAGATTCAATCCAGTGAGAAGTCCAAGGAAGTGGGTTGTTCTTCGCAGCAATATCATAAAGTGGTTTAATACCAATAGACTTCATACGACGATTCGCAATCCACTCAACATAACTCCAAAGAAGTTTGTCGTTCAATCCAATCATTGAACCATCCTTAAACAAATATTCTGCCCACCTCTTTTCTTCATTTACACAATTCTCAAAAGCACCTTTTACCCATTCCTCTTCTTCTTTAGCAATTTGTTGCATTTCTGGATCATCTCCTTCACGCCACTTATTGAGGATGTTTTGAGTAATGACAAGGTGCTGATTTTCGTCTCTTGCGATGAGAGAGATAATTTTAGCGGATCCTTCCATAAGCTTGAGTTCACCAAATGCAAACGAGCAAGCGAATGAGACATAGAATCTAATACCTTCAAGAATGTTGACATTTGCTACTGCACGATAAAGTTTTCTTTTGAGTTCATACCTTTCTTCTTTTGCTGATCCAGCACCTTCTTGTGCGTGAATCCAAAGATTTGAGTTTCCATAATGTTGTGCGGAATTAATAAAATCATCATAAGCACCAGTTACTGATGATGCCCTTTCAAGAATTTTTTCATTACTCAAAATGGAATCAAAAACTTCTGTAGGATCAGAGTAAACATTCTTAATAATATATGTATAGGAACGACTATGTATCATCTCCATAAACTCCCAAACTTTCATACACGCTTCCAATTCGGGAAGAGAGCAATAAGGAGCAAAAGCCATTCCGGGACCACGACCCTGAACTGAATCCAAAAGAATTTGATACTTCAAATTAGAAGTAAAGATGTGCTTTTGCTCGGGACGAAGAGATTGATAATCCCCACGATCTTTTTGTAAAGAAATTTCTTCTGGTCTCCAAAAATATCCCAATTGTTGTTGAGTCAGTTTATCAAAAACTGGATACTTATAAGTATCATATCTTTGAACCCCAAGAGGAGCACCAAAAAACATAGGTTGCTTTTTGGCATCTACCTCTTGAGTATTAAATACGGTCATTCCTTCAATCATTTTTTCTTTCTCTGTAGTAACTTTAAATTTTACAGGATTCACAATCCTCTTCTCCTCCGTCTAAAAGTTCTTTAACCAAATCATCAATGCTTGTTTTATCTTCTTTAACTTCATCAGTCTTATTATCGTATGTATTTTGATAATAAGAAGTCTTCCATCCAAGTTTATAAGTTGTAAGAAGATCTTGTGCCATTACGCTAACAGGAACTTCATTATTGGCATAATTCTCTGGATTATACGACCAGTTTCCAGAAATCGCTTGGTCAAAGAATTTCTGCATAACTGCAACAATATTAATATAACCACGATTGCTAGGCATATCCCAAAGCAACGTATAATTGTTTTTGAGATGTTGATACTGTGGAACAATTTGCTTAAGAGGTCCTTTCTTTGATTTTTTAATTGATAAGAATCCACGAGGAGGTTCAATTCCATTTGTTGCATTTGAAACTACAGAACTTGATTCAGATGGCATCTGTGCCGTAAGAGTAGAGTGTCTCAATCCAAACTCTTTGATTGATTGTCTCAATGCTTCCCAATCGTGTTGAAGAGGAGCAGAAGACACTTCATCTACATCTTTCTTATAAGTATCAATTGGAAGAATACCTTGAGAATACTTGGTACGATTGAAGTATTCGCAAGCACCCTTTTCTTTAGCAACTTCATTTGATGCTTTGAGAAGGAAATATTGGAATGATTCAGACAATTGATGAACTGCATCCCAAGCTTCTTGAGTATCATAATTAAAACCAAGTTTAGCAAGATAATGTGCCAAACCAATATACCCAACACCCAAAGACCTACGTGCTTTAGTTCCAATCTCTGCAGCAACTACAGGATAGTTTTGATAATCAATCAGTTCTTCTAAACCACGAACAGAAAGATTGCAAAGGTCTTCAAACTCTTCATCATCTTTTACTTTACCGACGTTAATAGCAGAAAGAATACAAAGTGCAATCTCTCCATTAGGGTCATCAATATGTTGAAGTGGGACTGTAGGAAGTGTGATTTCTTGGCACAGGTTGCTCATCTCAACCTTATCAGTAAATGATGAGTGAGAGTTACAGTGGTCAATATTCATAATATACAAACGACCAGTTTCTGCACGTTCTTTCAGGAGGTCCAAAAAGAGTTCTTGAGCACCAATAGTTTTTGACGGAATAGACGAATTGTTCTCGTATTGAACGTATAACTCGTCAAACTGGTCGGTTCCAAAAGCATCATACAGACCGGGAGCATCGTGTGGGGAGAAGAGTGTGATTTCTCCGTTCTGAATAAATCGCTCATAGAAGATTTTGCTAATTTGGATAGAATAATCCAACTTACGAACACGATTGTCTTCGGTTCCTTTGTTATTTTTTAAGACTAGAATATCACTTATTTCTTGGTGCCAGATAGGAAAGTGGACTGTAGCAGAACCACCTCTGATGCCGTTTTGTGTGCAGCATCGCACAGTTGCCTCAAACTTCTTAAGGAAGGGGACCACACCTGTGTGCTGTACCTCTCCGCCTCTGATTTTAGCGTTGATGCCACGGATGCGACCTGCGTTGATGCCGATACCTGCCCTTTGAGCAACATACCTCCCAATAGCCATATCACTACTGAAGATGCTATCCAAGGTGTCATCAACATCAACAAGAACACAACTTGCAAATTGACGAAGTGGTGTTCTAACTCCTGCCATGATTGGGGTAGGAATGTTGATTCTGTGTTTTGAGATTGCGTCATAATACCTCTTCACATATGAAAGACGTGTTTCTTTTGGATATCTAGCAAAAATAGTAGCAGCAATCATCATATACATGAACTGGGGAGTTTCATATACTTGACCACTACTGCGATCCTGAACCAAGTACTTATCAACTACTTGGCGAAGACCAGCATAAGTAAACAAATAATCTCTACTATGCTTGATATAACTACCAAGTTTATCAAGTTCTTCTTTTGTGTAATTGATCAAAATTTCTGGATCATAAACTCCAACATCAACACAATTCTTAATATGGTCTACAAAAGCAGGATGATCTTGAACTCTTCCATACAAAGATTTTCTTACAGAAAACAAAAGTAGTCTTGCTGCAACAAATTGATAATTTGGATTATCCAAATCAATCAAATCAGATGCCGAACGAATTAAAATCTCTTGAATTTCTGCTGTGGTAATTCCATTATAAAATTGAATACCAGATTGCATCTCAACCTGTGAGGCAGAAACACCAGAGAGGTCCCTACATGCCTCCTCAACCATCAAGTGGAGTTTATTTAGATCAAGAGGTTCATTATCACCACTTCTTTTAATTACCTTTGTACCGTTGCTCATACTCGTTTCCATCCAATAAGTTTTGCTTTTGCTTCTAGTCCCATATAAGTATTTTCCTTGATGATTTTTGTGGCATCAATTCCTGAAAGGATCATATCATTAATATCCTTTTCTTTCAAGTCATTTGGCCAAATGACAATTGGAAATCGCATTTGTATTGCTTTTTCCATTCTATCCACAATCTGTTTGTTTCGTTTTTCATTATCATATACCATTACAAAATCTGTTCCAAAGTTAGATATAAAAAACATTTTGTCAATGTCTGCACCAACCATAGCAATTGAATTGTCTAAAAACATACTATCAAATGGTCCTTCAACAACATAAACAGTTTTATCGTAATCTGGTTTATCCAAATTATAAATTTTTGGATGTTTATCATCAAGAATAATTGTAATGTATTTTACCTTTGAATTTTTATTTAAACTGCGACCTTGGAATCCAAATATTTCCCCTTTATTGATTAGAGGAATAATAATTCTTGGTTCGTCTTTTTCTACTTTATCAAAGGTATGTTTTTGAGTATTCGTCCATTCTTTAAACTTATCACAGAAATACAATTCACGCAGATAGTTGTTGGGTATTTTTCTATCCTCTAGGTATTTTCTTGCGGAGTGTTCTTTATTTAGTTCTGCGATAGTAGGGAGGTCAAATGCTTTTTTTGAAAAAATTGGTTTCTCAAAATTAAACTCTGGGGTCTTTGTTTGAGACCTTTTTCCGGTAGTTCCCTCTCTATATCTCTCCATTACATACTGGTCGTAAAGAACAGTATCCATATCTTTTAGAAAGTTCGTAAATGTTCTAGAAGTTCCACAATTATGACATTTAAAATTGTGATCGTTCTTTAATTGGTAAATATACCCTCTTGTTTTACTTTTTGTCTTTTGACTATCACCACAATAAGGACATCTAAAGTTATAAAGACCTTCTTTTTTCTTGGCAAATTTATCCAATCGGGAAGAAACCAACCCAATATATTTGGAATCAACAAAACTCATTACAAAAGAATACTATTTCAGTCTCTCCATTCTACCGTGGTCTTGAGTGTTTGTCAACATATTTGAGAACACTTCAGAATTATTGATGACTAAAGTTAGTATTGCAAAAATTCCAACACCAACCCAAACTTTTTTTTCCAATCCTTGTAATTTATCCAATACTGCATTATGGTCAGTATCCATTTTGTTGCTTAACTGGTCAATTTTTGCAAATAGAATAGCATCTACCTTATCATTACCTTCAATCTTTTGCTCATGAACTGCCAACATTTTAGTCACATTCGCACTTACTTCACTCATTTTTTCAATTGCACTCTCAATACGTTGCATCAACTGCTCGGTGGTGTGAATCTTCTCCTCAAGAATAGCTACTTTTGTTTCTATTGTTTGTGGTTGAGGGGGAGTGTACATTGGATTTTTTATGGTTGTGGGTTTCTTCGTTGTAACCAATTTTTGCGGAATCCCGCTCCATATATGTATTTATTCTTTCTTTTTACTGGAGGATTATCTGGTGGAAGTCCCGCAATATTAATTTGACCTGGTGGATTTGTGGAATTTGTAGGAGGACCACTTTCACCTTCTTCATGAAGAGAATGAATAATATCAATAATTTTTTGAAGACTTTTGTTTTTCATTAAAGTGATTTAAGTATATTAAAACATTTTTCATCAATAGGTATATCATTTAATGATGTTTTTGGATATTCAGGAATTCTACCAAGATAAACAATAAATGTTTTCAATACACTCCAAAGATTTTTATCAATTTTAAAAAACAGCAAAGGTGTAGTTGCTTCTCCAAAAATATTATACAATACAATAAAATGATTAATAGTCAAATGAATATTCAAATCACCAGTATTTTTATACTTATTTAACAATCGTTTAATCCATTTAAACCTTTTCATATCTTCAAAAAAATCCTCTTGCGTTACGGCTTGAGGATTTTCGTAATGTTTAATTGCAAACATTATGTAGTTTTCATCATTCAATTCATCAAATTTCATATTTTATTTTATCTAACTGTTAATGCAGTGGTTCCAAGTCCAACTGAACCAGTGGTTCCAGCACCACCAACGTTGCGAAGAATAACATCTCCAAATTGTGTTATAAACGAACTAATTACACCAACACCATTTGATCCATCTGTAATTACACCAACAAATCCATTTGGAATATCAATAAACATTTTTGTGGCATTAGTTCTTGTGCTGTATGTAACAAGAAGTCCTTGGGTAATTGTACTTGCAATTGTACTTGCAGTTCCAATCTGAACAGAAGTAGTTCCAACAGCAACAATAGGAACATTAGTAAGCTTACCTGCTACGGTAAGAGAACTTCCAATAGAAACACCCGTTACCGAATCAACAAAGATGTTAGTTGCACCAACCGCAACAGTTTGTCCTGTTGTGGTTAATGTTGTTGAGATTGCAACTTGTGCAGTCAGAACAGTGCTTGGTGAAGTGAATGCAAATGCTACTCTATTTGTGATCTGACCACTGAAACTTGTATATACTCCTGGTGATCCATGAGCAGCAGCAGGTCCTGACCAAGCATATTGAGTACCAGTATTGGCTGTTGAATATCCAATAATTGGAGTTGATTCGTTAGCGTTATTTGCATCAAAAGTACGAATTCTAACTGTTGCACCAGCACCAGCAAAAACAAGTTCATTGAATACCACATGAACGTATCCAGTAGTATTTGTAGCAATACCAGTAGTTCCACCACCACCAACAGAAATCGGTGATGCTTGGTTTGGATCTTCAAAGAACACTGCAACTGGTCCAGCAGTTCCAATGCCAGTAGTTCCACCTACTGCACTAGTACTATTCAATCCAACAACTGGAACTAAAATTTCATCAAAATAACGAGTAGAAATTCCTGAATTCTCTTTAGTTTTGTATCTTCTTTGAATCCAACCACGAACATCTGCAAAAGTATTCCAAGGGCTCGTGTTACGGTCCGTTTCTTTTTGAAATTTTGGAATAGCGTAATTATTTGCCGCAGTTTCAGATGCTGTTGAAATACCCCAAAGTGCCATGTGTTTTTCTCGTTAATTTTTTTCCTAAACTTATTTATAAAAATAGGGGAGTACCAAACTCCCCCTTCCCAAATATTAATCAATAAATGATTAAGGAGTTAAATCTTTACCACCCTTTGCTTTTAGTTGTCCTTGGACTTGTAAAAGAATGAGTGAAAGAAGACCGTTTGCTTTGATTTTTGGATTTGCTCCAAGTGCTTCCGAAACTGCAAAAAGAACAGTTGCGATAAGTGCTTGATTGGCAAGTGCCCATGCGATTGCTACTGACATAATGACCTCGTGTGAAGAATGATCCTATCTTATTTATTTGTTATAATTTTTAATCAAACCCCACCGTATGCAAATATCCAAACACCACCAACAGCAGTTGAAGTTGAAAATAGTTCAATCATCATACTTGCTTGAGCAGCACCACCACCTCCAAGTTGATAAACATTACTACCATTACTACACTGACTTGCAGTTACTCCAGTAAATGTAAAAGTATTTGCAGCAGTATGAGGAGTAATAAAAATCCTAATTCCTCTATTTGCCGTAAAATTAGTTAGTGTAACTGTTCTATTTCCATTAGCACTTGGTTGCCAGAATATTACATCAGGACCAGTAAAATCTACTGTAAGTGTGCTTGCCTGTGTAGTAGAAGTAGAGATGAAATATGATGGTATTGCATTAACTGTAACTTGCCCTGTGGAATTGGAAATAGTAACACCAGTACCAGCAACAATAGAAGTTACAATACCAGTTAGATTTGTTCCAGAACCACTATAAGAAGTTGCAGTAACTACACCAGAGAAT